CTGTGTCACATTTGCAGCATGGATATTCGATGTTAATATCTTCTCCGCAAACATCACAACACAGTACATTACTTTGTTCGTTGCGTGTTAACGTCGGTTCTTCATCCAGCCATTCGTCGAAGGTGCGGTCGGTCATTTGGCAAACCCTTCCTTGTTAAACCAATGACATTGACCATTATTTTCTATTAGGAAACAATTTTTTAATCTTCCCGAAAAGGCATCGCCAATTTCACTATCTCGCATCGCCCAACTAGTTTCACAATATATTTTTTTCGCGTTAACGATTCCTTTTGAAAAGGACACGAATGAACAAATGAACATCATTTGATGACCACCAATTATTTTTTTAATTCCAATTTTATCTCCCACCATAAAATCTCGGATATTCTTTTCGGTAAAAAACCCTGTTTTCTTTTCCATAATCTTTTCTTTTTGTTTTGGTTAAACGGTTGCGGAGGGAGTGGATCATTTTATTAATTTCAGTTTTTTCATTTCCGCAACTAACTCTTTATTATCCAAAACTCCGATCAATTGATTTATACATTCGGAGTCACTTATTCCCGAATCGGGAACAATGTATTTAGCCAAAATTTCTTGGCAAAGAATAACTGTTGCAACGGCTTTTGGTGCAAAGTCGATTAGTGGTGTTTGTGTTGAGTCTTCCATTTGGTTTGAATAAGCATTGAATGTTTCGGTTACTTCCCCCGTAGGCTTGCAAGGAGGGGTTATTATTTTTGAATAATCCCTCCGAGCCACATTCAATTTTTTTAAATTAGTTTTTAAATTTCAATTGATTTTACGGTTACGGATTTATTTAATTCCAAGTGTTTCGGTGAGAAAGTTTTTTGCAAAGTCGGCACTTCGTTTAACTGAAAACTCTTTGCTATCCTCATTTTCATAATTAACATTGTCGATTTTACCAACAAGATTATCGACCAATTCACAAAGAGATTTTAGGTTTTCAAAAATTTGATCGTCACGACTTGCATCACCTTTGGGATTTATGTCGCCAATTAATTTCATTACTATTTCGGTCATTTCCATATCAGTCTATTTTAGTTTCTGCGATCAGCTCGATTTTCATTGGGTTATTTTTTTGGTTTGAAAACAGAAACACTAACATTTTCAATCTCGTTTTCGGCATCAAGAACGTCATTCATATCGGTTAAGTCTTCGGCAATGAGGGTAAAATCATCCGAACAAGTTCCGTCAGTCCAAACAACATTATTAGATTGCGTTAAGTCTTCCCCATCCAAATTGAGAAGTCGTTTTGCGAGTTTATCACTCACTTTAATTATTTTATTGAAAGTGATTTTTCTTGTGTAGGTAATATCTATTGTTTTCATAGTTTTGTTTTTAGGGATTAAAATCCGTCAAAATCAGGAAGGTTATTAAGAAATTTTTCTGTTTTCGTTTTTTGAATTACAACAGTAAATTCATATTCTTCATTTTCGTTTTTTGCCACAATATCAATGGCGTTTTTTATTTCATCTTTTAAAGTAGATAAAATATTTTCCATTCCCATCTCATTCCCTTTTTCATAAAGAGTGTAATCATTGTGAGTTAATTCAATTGTAATTACCTTTTCCATATCAGTTAGTTTTAAGTTTCGTTTGGTAAAAATCCTTTTTAATCTGTGTCACATTTGCAGCATGGATATTCGATGTTAATATCTTCTCCGCAAACATCACAACACAGTACATTACTTTGTTCGTTGCGTGTTAACGTCGGTTCTTCATCCAGCCATTCGTCGAAGGTGCGATTATCCATTATTTTTGTCTTTCCATAAAGTATATGGCGAGAAAATTTCAAAGTTGGCTTCGTTTTTCCCGTATTTTTTTGTAAACAAAACGAGTAAAATAAACGGATTGCCATTTTTATAACAAGTGAAACTTTCATAAACTCGTTCTTTTTTAACGTCTTGAAAATTACATTGATATTCGTCAAATTTCGAGTTAAGTAATTCTGACACTTCTTTTTGTGCCGAATAAAACCACTTGTCTTTCATTTTGCGTAGGTGTTAAGGTTAAGATTTTATTATACTGTTGTAAATCCCATTGCCAAAGCAATGCATTCCGTTTTACTTCTTCCGTTATAAGATTGCATATTATCAATCGCCATCATAAGAATTTCTATTTTTTTGTCCTTCGATTTTGAGTTGTATTTATTCCAAAGTTCAGAAGGAAGGATTCTTTTTGTCGTATTTTCCATTTCAATTATTTTTAGTTAATGAATTTGCATTTACGTTCCAAAAAATTGTAGAACAATTGTAATTCGATTTCGAGTAGTGCTTCGTCGTACATTTTAAAGTTCGAATTTGTCTGTAAACGTCATTTTGCCTTTCTTGAAATACCAATGAGTTCTAAATCCATCAGCATCGTGAGTCAAATAAATTTCGTGAACTTTAATGTTATTGACCTTTTCTAATTTAGAAAGTTTTTTACACAAAGAGTGCGCTGTTAATTTGTATTTTACTTTTTTAAAATACTCATCATGCCCACCAACAAATTCATCGCCACTACCAGCCCCACCTTTTCCAAAGTGTGGATTCTTTAATTCGGGTATTATTCTTATTTCGTACATGGTTAGATTGTTTCGGTAAGTTGCCCCTACTCATCTTCGGGGCTTCACCTACCAAGTGAAATTTTTATTTTTTGTAATTTTCATTTTTAATATCCTCTTTTGCGGATGACAAAAGCTTAGAGAACAATTCCTTTTCAACTCCAAAAGATGATTTAATAATCATTTCAAATTCATTGATTTGAGAGTTTAGTTCTGATAATGTCGCTTGATTTTTCATTTTGGTAGGTTTTAAAGGTTAGTGTTGTTGCTTGACCTGACAAATGTACGACGATTATTATAATAATCAAGTGTTTTACCAAAGATTTAACAATTTGGTCTTGAAACCCCTATAAACACTAGGAAACTGAAAATAATTATAATAATCTTGTTTTATTCGAATTTATTATTATAACTTTGGCGAATGAAGAAACAGGAAACCAAACTAGGCAGACCAGCCAAATACGACTTTGCCTCACTAAAAGAAATTGGAAGCGAACTAAGAATTTTCAACGGTGACACAAAGCAATTGAGAAGTATCTCAATGATGTGGAGTAAACGAAATAAAAAAGGGAAATGGAAATTTGTTTGCATTCAATTGGAATCAAATTATTCAATAGTTAAACGAATCAAATAACCCCTCCGCAAGGACGCAAATGGAACTCGGTTGACAATTCCGTTTGCGTGAATTTGCTTAAATGAAAAAAAATGAAATGACGATCATAAAAAAAGAGATTGGTAAAATTACAATCACAAACGAAACCACAAATAAAAATACGGTTGAATACATAATTGCACCCTGTATAAAATGTGGCAGCGATAATATTGATTTCGACGAATATGAAGACCAATACGGATTTATTTCAACCGCCGAATGTAAGTGTAGAAAGAATAAGGTTCAAAAAAACTGCATTCTTGTTGGTGTTATAAGTGAATGGAATAGATTAAATGACATTTCAAAAGTTATTGAAGCGAACAAACAAATAATAGTTGAATGCAAAAATAAAATTTCAGAATTGAAAATTTTAAAACGACAAAGAGCCAGCCCGAACAAAATAAACCCAACGAAATGAAAATGTCAAAGGAAGAACAAGATCAATTTAATTCCGCAATGGATTCTATTGCCGAATATCAAAGAGAACTATTGGAACACAACAATAAAATTCTTTCTGAAAATAATATTCCAGTTGCCGATTTAGTTGATTTGTTAGATGGTTCTGAATGTACTGGTAAATTATCGGTCATTAAAAAACCAACAGGAACAAATAATAATAAAGAAACTGGATGCTTTTCAATGGTTTTTTGTGATCAATATTCTGTTGGTAATAGCGGAGATAGTTTCGCAGGATTTTTATATGGAAGATTTTCAGAAGATAAGTGGCTTAAAATCCCCTACGAATGTTAATTAATCGGCAACCTTCAAGAATAGAAAACGAAAAATGAAAACAAGCTTATTTAAAAAAAGAATCTTGATTATTTGGGGAATAACATTTTCCATTTACACCTTTTCTTATTTATACCGAACCTTTGTTATTTGGAAATTTACAAACCCATTCCAATGGATTGTTGACCTCCCAAATTCTACAACCGATTGCAGAATAGGAATATTGTTTGGCATTATTTTTTGGTACTGCCTTATTACTGTAATGGTTTACGATTTTACAAAACCTAAAAAACTTTCCCAATGACCGAAGCCAAGAAAAAAGCGGATGAACTTGTTGCGATGTTTGACGAATCATTGAATCAGATTGAACTTGGTTCAAATGGAATCGAAGAATTTTTGCATGAGAAAGCGGTTAAATGTGCGATTATTTACACCAATGGAATGATAGATGAATACGACGAACAGTTAATGGATTTGGAAGTAGGATGTTCTAGCGGTGCGTTTATTTCCAACAGAAGGTCGTTTTATGTTGACGTAAAAACCGCCCTTGAAAAAATGTGATATGGAAAAGAAAGAAAATAACCGAACTAACCAAACTTTGATTCACTAAAGGAAAATGGAAATGGGAAATTTTGAAGAACATTTGAAAAGAATAATTGCAGACGAAGAAAGTAATTTTGCAAAGCACGATATTGAAAGAAAGCGACAACAAAAGAAAGCCATCATAATTGCAATACTTCTTTTCGTATTGTCAATTCTTGGTCTTTTCATTTCATCAACTTGAACATTGGGGTTATTTCTTCCTGAATATAATCCAGTACGATATGTTCAGTGTTCCAAACAAAATGAATTCCCTAGAAGAATTGGAAGTGTTTCCATCGAAAATCATTTGAACAAAATCGCATAATTGGAAAATCAAATACGTTACCGCAACAGTATAGAAATAAGATTGCGCTTCCCTGTGAATGACATTTGGTTTTATCGTTTCCACGGCAGCATAAAGCGGAAATATGCATGTCATAAACATCATGCAACAATCGTAGATTCTAAAGCAATAATCCTCTGAATATCCGTTCCACTGCCATAACAGATATAGATTTTGAATGACAATTGAGATAAAAATAAATATGTAAAGCCGCTTCATTCCAAACCAATCTTTCCTTTGATCTTCGCCTGTTCCAATTCAATCTTATTTATCCTTTCAAAAATCTGCTTCTGATTTTCCAAAATTTCATCATTGCTTTTCATTAATTTTTTAATCAATTCCATTATTGCCTCAAACTGGGCGACTGCATTTTCTATTCGCTTTACATACACTTCAAATTTTCTCCACATCCATCCGAACAATTTATTTCCCACCCATACCAATGCGGCGCCAGTTCCAGCGATTATTAATCCGCTAAGCCAACCCAATGTGTCGGCATGATCTTTTACGTCTTGAGGATTGTCCATGTTGGGGTATTTGGACACATCAGCCAACTGGGTCGTAGCCATTGTGAAACATTAAAAATAATTTATTTTTTTCGGACGGGAAAGCCCGATTGTTTTACGATGTAGGTTTTCTAGGTCGGCTCGGCGATGTGCCGATTGTCGGGGTAGAATCGTCGGGAAGCGTGATATACAAATCATCTTCGTTCGCACGAATTACAATCAATTCGGCAAGACGTAAATCACGTTCTGATTCTGTTGCCGTTACCTTGAGGATTTCCCAAAGTGATCCGTCTTCCAATAGAAGAGCGGAATCGTATTTGTTCAGTGTCTGTGACATGGTATTGTGTTTTATTAATTCACAACTGCGTCCTAACTCGCAATTGCATGGGTGGTTAAAGGGAACTTATTAAACATTAGACCCAAGAGATTTTAGGTATTGTTGAACACGCATATATAGTTTTGTTTGATCTATGATTCCTGACCCAGCGAATGCAAATGCAACTTGATTGTTTGATGGCAACCCCAAGGCTCCTGTGTTATTATATGCAAGAATATAAATTGTATTGTTTGCAACTCCCGTTGAAGACGAGGTGCCCGATGTCAATAATGATCCATTTTGATAAATCGATTGCGAATTTGTGGAATTTCTTGATATAACAGTAAGACCCTGAGAGTTTGCACTTGCAAATGTTGTATTTGTATTTGAATTGACCCTTGCCGCAAATGACCCTCCATTTCTTGGTACAATCAAGGATGCTAATGTGCCAGATAGATTTCCTATTGAGGCGGTCGCTTCGTTTAAATTAATCCTATTATATGTTCCAATGCAACCAGAGTTGAGACTATAATTAATACCATTAACACTTGGATTCCAATTTGAATCAAATGCATTTGTAGACCCGTTTCCTGCAAATCCTTGATCTATGGAGAAGGCGGGAGAGCCTATTGGTGAGAGTGAATAATTATTGGGGGATTTCCAATTCAATTTTGCGGCTTGCGAATCGGACGCAGCCATAAACCAACAAACGTCCATCAATTGCCAATTTCCGTCATTTATGCAATTCGTTATAAAGGCATCAATAAATTCCTTACGCCTGTTTGTTGGCGATGTTGCCATTGAAGCAAATAACATTGATGATGCGAAGTTGAAATTTTGATGTGTTGGATAAATATTTACCCTGTCTGATCCCGACATTCCAACACTTGTAAAATTTGTTGATGATGGATATGGTGTTCCAATAGAATCGATTAAAGTCCAATTGGAAGAAAATGAAGCCAAGCTGAAATTCCAATTCAAATAACACGCGATGGATGTTGCAATATTATTTTCATTTGAAGGTTGGGAATTGTTATATAATAAAGTAACATCTGATTGAGACAGTATTCCATTGTAAAAACTTATTCTATTTGTATATCCCCCAAAAGGATTTTCCAATACCCCAAAATCTGTTACATTAATATAAATTGGCTCGCTCGAATTATCATTTACATTTGAAACACCACCGCCAGCATCGGTTCTGGTGGTTGTTGCAGTTTCTCCATTGATGTAGATTATGCATTTGTTTGCAAGCGCAAGCGTGTTGTCGAATGTCATTACCAGATGATACCAGATATTTGTATTTGTAAATGTCTGATTTGTTTTCCACCAAGAATATTTTGTTGCAGAGTCCGCTATGAAAAATGTCCATTCCTCTGCAGGGTCAAACTCACAAGCAAACTGCCTTCCCCCTGAACTATTATCCCTTGAAAAAATAGTTTGGTATGTTCCGTCAATTACCGCCCTTTTACACCATATTGAAATGGAAAATTTTTGTGTTGTTCCTTTTATTTCATTATTCAAAAGACTATTGGATGATGAAACAAAGTATTTTCCTACGGAATTAAAAAAAAGTGACGATGAATTAATTGCACTTCTTACAACATAATTTTTTTTTGAAACGATTGATTTTGTCGGAGAAGAATTTGTACTGTATCCCATTTTCAATTGCCTTATTTGTAGTAAAAGAGTTCTATTGTGAGTTGTGATGTGGGTGAAGTGTTCCCAGTTTGTGTTGTTGCGGCGAAAGCGGATATTGCCGTATTGAAATTAAACAGTGGGTCGGATTGCGTTCCGCTTCGTTCCACCACTTCCGAACTTGCAGGAACAAGCAATCGCCCGAAACTAGTCGGAGTTGTTCCGACAATTACGCTTCCGCTTGTCGCATCATCAAGCCCGACAAAACAATCCGATGTATTTGGATTGTAAATTCGATACCCGACAAGCGCAATGGTTTGTGGGGCGGTTGCCAAAACAATTTGATTTGGTGATACATCAAGTTGGACTCTTCGTGTTCTATAAAGTGTTGCCATGTTTATTTGTTATTATTGAAGTGGGTAAATTATCGGTGTTGTTGAAAATGGAATTCGACACGTATCGGACGGATATTTCAATTGTATTTCAAAGTCAAACCAAACGCCAGCAAAACGATAGGGTGTTTTTTCCTGTACGATGTTCAATGTTGTTTTTGCTGCCAAATCGAAATTCCAATCATAGCTCGGGCTTCGCAGTTGCGCTATTACATCCTGAGCAACCTGTGCCATGTCGGATTGAACCTCCAATTCGTTTATGTCGCCACGGCGAACTCCATCAAGCAACCACATGGTAAACTTGAACGTAATGGTATTTCTACCCACAACCGCCTCGCCAACATTCAGCCACATTTCCGCAGCGTCACAGATCCCCGAAGTATAAAAATCCCACGGGCTTCCCTGCTTAAATCCATGCAGTTGTTGGTGAACATCAGCGATTGCGCTCAGGTTCTGAACTACTTGGTTTAATGTTGTTATCGTTGTTGCCATTACTGTTGTTTCGTGTTTTCAAAAACGCTTCAAGTTTCTTTCGATTCTTGTCACGTGAACTGGTGTCATATTTTTTTCTTGCCATATCATCATGGATTATCTAAAGTGCAGTTGCTGTGATCGTCGCCCATGACCCATCCTGTAAAGTATTGATTGGATTTTGGTCGAATGGTATCGAGTGTTGCGCCTGGATTTGTAAATAGCGGATAACTTCCCGTATGTGCCATGAGGTAATCCCGCACACGGCGGGAATAGACTTGTGCCTGATCCCGAAAAGTTTGAGTCATTCGGTCAATCACATCCAATCCGACAGGCTGCGCATTGTCCGAACTCATCGTTTGGATTCCCTTGTTTCGAATCTTATAATTGAAAACAATCATTCCATAAGCCAATACATTCATCCGAACGGCAGGGCGCAATAGATTCATAAGTGTTTGATTCAAAGCCGTCACGTTATTCGCATTTATTTGTGTGCAAAGTTCATTATACAGTCCCGTTCCCAACAATGGCAGAATTTCCATTTGTTGCGTATCGTAAAATCAACACGCTGACTTGGTCGTGTCGTAGTTTTTCTCCACGTAACTAAGTAGTCGTGTATCGTCGGGTCGTATGAATAATGCGTCTGCCATTTGTTTTATTCTGTGATTACACTAACCATCTGCTGGATCCAGCTGTGTCGGCAATGCGGAACATGAACATTGGTGTCGGGTTTTGTGTACCAGCCTCCACGATTTGTCCATGCGTCCATTCCTTCAACCCCCATGTCAAGCGCAAAAATATCCGCACTCTCCCACCGTTTTCCCTCCTGCGACAACTTCACAATCTTCTTGCAAAATTCGTGTGAGGTATCAAGTATTTCGGGTTCGCCCTTGAAGTTTGATGATAGACCATAACGGTAAACAACTTTTAAAGAAGCGGTTTTTGCTGGCTTTTCATCGAGTGCCGTTGACCCCTTTGTTGTAACCTCATAACCTTCGACATTTCCCGTTGGAGTTTCAATGTTGTTTGATTTCAAGATTCCACGCTCGTATAAATCATATAATGCAGCCTTGACTTTTCCAACATCCATCTTCGTGGCTTTCGCAATTGCTTCGGGTTGAAGCGTATTGTCTTTTGAAAGCAAATCAACGATTGACCGCTCGAGCGTATTGAGTTTAATGACCTCTGCGAAATGATGCGCCATGAAATCCTGTTCGGACATCTTTATCGCGTCCTCGCTGAAGTCAAGTATTTCACGCTCATATAATAAAGTCGAATTGGAGTAGTCCTTTGCGATGGATTCGAATTTTGAAATCAAATCCATTTCATGCGCAAAACGGAAAACGGTATTTTGCGTAACGGTTGTATTGACCTTTGGCGAATTTAATCCAACCATCGCCCGAATTTCCTGATCTGATAATTTCGTCATCACAACCTCCGCAATTTTAGGCTGCATATTTATAATGTTGTTGTAAAGATCGTCTGGAGTTTCGCCCCTTTTCGTCACAACCGCCTTCACTCCAAGCGAATCCAAAATAACCTGACGCTTTTCTTCAAATGTCAATACCGAATCAATCGTTGCATCGTCAAACATATATCCAACACGACGAACACGAGTCAAATAGAACTTGTTTTGAATACCAAAATCGGCAGCCAACTCGTTCATTATGTTTTCAATAATGTGTTGGCGACCCGTCACATATTGGTTCTGAAACATTTCTTCGGCAAACATCAGCTCCGAACGACCACCAAGCGATCCTTCACGATACAAACCAAGCAACATCCCCGATGTCAATAAATGACCTGTAATTATTTTCTGCTGTGACGCCTTCGCAACTTCCTGATATTGCTTGTCTGCGTCGGTCATCTGCAATGTCTGTACATCCGCAGCAGTTTCCTTGTTCTTTGCAAAGTTCACAATGATCGGCTGTCCATTCACCCCTGACCATTTTTTCTGAATCAGCTTTTCAATAGCCTGACTTTTTTCCGCACTCGGCTCTCCGTTGAAAAAGTTAATCAAATGCGTAGGGACAAAGCCATTCGATACGATGTTGTGAAAATATTTGTCCAGTGCTATGTCGATTGATATGGCACGCATTGCCCCCTGATAAAGCGGAATCGGATAAACCTTTTGAGTCGGATGAGGAGCCTTCCAGTAATAAATGAACTCTCCCGTCCTCTTTGTGTTGTCGTATTTAGGATATTTTTTGAAATCTTTTTCCTCCTGCGGTTTTGTATTCGGTTTTCTTGTCCCGTCCTGCGCCTGTGTCACCCATTTTGAAGTATAATAAAATATTGTTTCGTCAATGTTGGTTCGGATGTTTGCCATATCAACATAACTCAATGTGGCGAATTTTTCATTCTCACTCCAAACGCCTTTTATGCAAAGCCCGTTGAATAATTCCAAATCCAAAGTCCAGCGCAAGGTTGCGTCATCCAAATCGGAATCCATGTTGAACGGCTGCTCAAGCATTTTCAGTGCCAACGCTTTTTGCTCCGTATTCATTCCGTCCATATTGATTCCCCAACCTCCCGAACAAATATAACTTACCTTGAAATCGGTAATGGCTTTATGGAATGCGCTCTCGGTATAGTTGTCAATGAGGTAATAGGGGAAGTCGTTTTTCGCACCATAATAAACCCAATCGACATTTTTCACCTCACGGAAAACAGGCAAATCCTGATTTCCGAATTTGAAAAGCGAAATCGAATCATTCACCCCTTTTTTATTATCCAAATTATCTTCTTCTGCCATTATTATTGGGGGTATGAAAATGTATCGCTATAAACTGGCTGTGTATAAGTATCGGTTGCAACACCGTTGACGTAGCAAAGACCGATTTCAAGCAATGTTGTTGAGTTCAAATAGTTGGTATTCGATGCGCTTGTTTGTTCGTAAATCCTGTATTCCGAAATTCCACTCGGCAAAGTCGCTGTTGCTCCTTCGATGAATGTCCATTTTTCGCAACGTGGACTTTGTGAATCAAATGCCATCACAACGGTAATTTCCGTATTCAGACCTTCGCTCATGAATCGCCACAAATAATAAGGAGAGACGAGAGTTTGTTTCTCAAAAACCGTCGTGACCAAAACCTGACTTGTATTTTTCGTTACTTGCAACATTCTATAAGGTAGAGTCGAGAATGTTTAAATGGTAGGAGATTTTATTTATCTTAGCGCAATGACAGGGAATGAACTAAGAATCGGAAATTATGTTGACGCTACTTATTCGAGCGAACCGCATAAAATAACAGCCCATGATTTATTGCATTATGAAAGGCGCGACAAAGATGTATCTCATTTATGCGAATGGAATGCACTTACCCCCATCCCCCTTACCAAAGAATGGTTGGTGAAGTTTGGGTTTGAGAAAAGAAAAATGGATGTTGGGAATGGGTATTATTTAAGTGGATTAAGTATTTATTCTGACATTTCTTCCGATGGATTTTTTCAATTCTCGGATTGGGATGAGGGTAAAATTCCCATTCCTAAATATGTCCACCAACTGCAAAATCTTTACTTTGCACTTACACAAACTGAACTTGAATTGAAATGATAATGAAAAAAGACAGAAGGTTGCAATGCCGTCCATCTGGAGGTTCATTATTATATTATTGTTATTTGTCATGGGACGAGCAAACGCAAAAAATAGAACAGGATTGGTGGGATTATTGCGAATGGGTGATGAAAACAAATGGAATAAAAAGGATATTGCAAAGGACGCAAACGTTTCTTTCACACGAAAGATTTAGATATTATTGCAAGCATGGAAATTGTACAGGATTCGATTATCTAAACATAAAAAGCGATGACAAAACTACCCGACAGCCCCAAGAAAAAGCAACGTGAATCAAAAAAGCACATCGTCAATTTCTCCCCATCAAAGGAGGAGTTGACAATTTTGATCGACGGGAAAAACGTGCTTTATTACAACGCCGACAAGGTTTTGGCATTGATAGAGAACGCCAAGAAATATAAAAAGGAAGATTCGGAATTTGAAGTTGTCGTGACGTGCAATCTTTGCGGAGTTGACAACGGTCATTCGGAAACGTGTGAACTGAATAAAAAGGATTTGGTAAATTAAACAACAATGATAAATATTAGATTTTATTACGGATATGCAAGGGGAGGACAGCAAGTACAGTCATTTGAATCTATTGAAAAAGCATTGGAAGAATTAAATAAGGATGGATTTGAAATGATAAAAAAGGACGAAGGTTATTATCATTATCATAATTGGAACGAAAGCACCTTTGTTCCAGCGAAAATTGAAAAATAAAAAACCAACCTAATTAAAGATTGGTCTTTTTGCCTTTCGGCGATTCCGCTCTGACAAGGAAACGAAAAATCTTTATTATGCGGTTATGAGTGCCGAGTAATTTGATATGGCAACGATTGGATTCGGCTCTGTCCCTTCAAACGTAAGCGTGTAGCCTGAGCGTTCATCATAAGCCGTACCGCTTCCTGAATTTGAAGTCATCAAATCAACTCCACGTGTAAACCCAAACAGCCACGCAACACCATTATTATCCTTGATCGCAATATGGATTCTTTGTTGGTGGTAAGCCTTCAATTCATTTCTAAATGCAACTTGCAGTTTGTTGAAAATGAAAGTGATTGTTTCTTTGTAGGTTGAAGTTCCGTTTTGTACGTTGGTTGCACCAGCATCGACAAAATTGGCTGTCGCTTTTTCACAAAACAATGTGTACCATCCAGTCAGCGAAGCACCCGAGGCAACAACCGTTCCCGATGTTTCAACAAGCGTAACGGATGGGGCTGCGGAATCGAAAACCTTGACTTTCATTTCCTGAACACCGCCGTTTCCATCACGACAGGCAAACGGGAAAGATGAAATAAATGTACAAGCCATGATGAGTTATATTTTATGGCAACTCCCCGATTTTTACATCAGGGAATTGTCATTGTAGATTAAAGATTTGTGTACTGTACGATTTGATCATAGAAGTGGTTCGTCACACCGATATTGAATCGGCAGTGGAAACGAAGTTGCTGATTATCTTCCGAGAACCAAACTTTGAAATCCGAACCATCCGACTTCACATCGAAACCAGCGATGAAGTTTGCCGCAGAACCAGCGAAGATTCTATTTTTAACCGCCGTTGGAAGTGATCCGCCCGAATCAACCGCATTGCCAGCGTTCAATTCATTGAGTCCGACAACTTTCACATTCGATGCAGGGTAAACCATTTCATTCGCCTTATACTGATCCGCAGTCAAAGGGGAAATGTGAAACAGGTTGTCTTGCATCAATTTAAGCGCAAGAATCTTGAATGTATCGACCCCACAGAAAACAGTTTGGTCATTCAATTGGGAAATTGCATTCGGCATTTTCACGAAAATAATATCTTCGAAAATTCCACGAACCGTTGACGTTGAAATCGAGGTTTGCTGTGTTGCTGCGATTGCAGTTCCATTTGTGTCGATGAGCGAAATCCATCCGTTCATCTGCTTCAAATAGGTGTCGTTAGTGTAGGTGGTTTTGCCCTGCCAAACCATTTGACCCACTTTCTGTGCGATGTTCGCAACCTTACGCTCGACAATCATTCCTTCAATCGAAATGGTTGTAGGGTTCGATCCAGCAGGAAGATATTTCTGTGTGAAATACGCTTCCAAATCCTCAAGACACAAAGCCTCTTGGATTTTGATCGAAGTTGTACTCAATGTAGTTTGAGTAACGGTTGTGGTTCCAGACGAATTGAATCCGCAGGAACTTCCAGCTTGTGCGGGAGCGGTCGATTCCAAGATTGGAATTTTATCCCCCGACTTGATTCCCTGACGCACATCGACGTAATCGAAAGTGCGGGAACCCGTAATAGGTTTCATTACAAGGTCTTCCTTGTTTTCTTCAACATAAGCTGTCAACGTGCCTAATGAAAATGCCATGATATTTTGGTTTTAGGATTATTAGATTTTGATTTTTAAACGTTCATTAATTGCTGCCATTCCTTGCGGGTCATCTTTGGCTTTGTTTCAGATTGGAAAGCCTCAAGTCGTTTCTTTTTTTCTTCTTCAGTTTCTTGAACTTGCGGCTTGAATCCAGCCTCTTCCAAAATTGTCGGAATCTGTTTTGCGAACTTTGAAAGTGTTTCGTTAGATTTTCTCAACTCTACGTTTTCGGCTTTAATCGTTCCGAATTCTTTTACAAGTGTTTCGTTTTCAGACTTGATTGCATCGCTTGACTTTTTCAAATCGGCGAATTCGGTTTTCAATGTTTCGAATTCAGTTGTAAATGCCTTGAGTTTTTCATCGACTTCCGTCTTTGAAAAAACAGTTTCCTTAACGTGGGATTCGATCAGGCGTTTTGCGGCTTGCTCGGTAACGGGCGTTTTGTTGTCCATTTGAATGTTTTTTTTGTTCGGATCGGGAGGCGTATTTTGGTCAATGTTTTCTTGACTCATGTCCTCGACAGGCTCAACCGAAACAATCACCCCGTTTTTAACTTCGATTTCAGAACCGTCTTCAACAACCATAACTCCATCGGGAGCGGGAATCGGGGCAGTTCCATCGGAAGGTAAAACCATGATGGGCATTCCGACCATTGGAGTGTCGCCATCATAAGTGATCATTGTGCCGTCCTGTAATTTGGCATCGGCGAAATAAGTTTTGTTCTTTTCGTTGTCAGTTTTGAACTTCACTTTCTTCGGGGCTTCTTTCTCATTCGAAAAAATGTCGGTGCAGAATTTCCAAAGTCCTTCTGCAAATTTCTTTTTCTTGTCTTCGATTTTTTCAGCCATGATTTTTGTACTTTATACTGTATAGAGTAGGATATTTTTAAGTGGTAGGTGAATTATTTCCAAAAGAGTTTTTCTATTTCCAAAAACGCCTTGTCCTCTTTGGATAATTGCTCAGAAAAATTCTGTGATGAGAAAAGCACATCCATAAAACATTCAACCGAGAATCCCGTAAACTTTCCCTTCATGATGTATTCGTTCCACAACACATCGTTCTCGACATAATAGGAAGCGAACCAACTGCCGTCAGGTGCTTCATCAAATAAGGAGGGCGTTGATATTCCACGTGATTTATCAACCATAAAGGACTCGACCATGTAGATTCCATTTGGCTCTAACATATCGACGTGCATCATGTTGACATTGTTATAATAATTTCCCTTCCCGAATTTTTTCATTATCGTTTCAATCTGATCTTTTCTGAAAATCACATTGAATTCGCCGCGCTCGGGAGTTTGTCGGTAAATTGGGGTGTCGGTCAGCATCAAAAATCCGCTAATCAATCGTCGTTCCTTTTGAGATTCGTCAACCTTGAAATTCCAATTCTTTTTTTTGTCGTTAGAGAACATCATCCACCCTCTTTCAATTGCTGGAAAATCAACCAACGCCACGAAATTAACTGCAGGATTGGGCGAATCTATCCCGTAAATTTGCACCTCAAAAGTTGGAATCTTCTTTGCCATCTAAAAGATAGAGGGCGAAAGTTTGAATAGGTAGGTGAAAAATTGAGCGTGAATTACGCTCCTGCTATATTGGAAATTTTTTGGAATTGTTTGTTTGCCCGATTCGTTAACAAAATCGGGTCGTGAAAAACGCCTCTTTACTTTTGAAAATGAATCGGGCAATGAGGCAACCTTCTTTTAAAAACCTAAGCTAATAAACATAATGTAGCGTTATATCAATCTTGATTTTCTTTTATATGTCAATCATTGATAAATCAAATTCATATAACGAAACTTTATGTTAAATAGCCGCACGGCAAACCCGCTTAGTCGCTACATTATAAGATTGTGTTTTGACGCTGAATTATCGCTTCCTATTTTTGGTCATGGCAAATGAACTGGCAAGGCTCTATCGTGAACTCGGAGATGTAAAGCAAACACCCGACATAAGGGCTGTACGGAAAACAATCGAGAATAAGTTGAACGAAAAACTGCGTGACAATTTTTTGGAAGTATTGGAAATTGGTGGCGTAGTGGGTTACGATAAATTGGAAAAAGAACTGGAACGCTCACGGGATTTGGTGGCGAAACTCAACAAGGAAATTAAACGGAAATAACCCAAGACAAATCACCTTCCTCATAGTTCTCCTGTGGGGAATTTTTTTCTTATTGAAATGGAATATATTACACCTGTTATCGCTTTCGCCTCCCTATTGGCGAATCTTCTATTTTTTAACTACCAAAAAAGGATAGTTAAAAGTCAAGAGGGTCAAATAGAAAACATCAAAAAGTATGCAGAGCTTTTTAATGTAGATGAATTCACAAAACTTATTGCTTTGAAAATAGAATTAAAGGAACTTGAGCATAAAAAAGAATTTTTAAAAATGACAGAATTATTGAATAGTCAAAATGAAACTATTGCAAACTATATAAAGAAAGCAAACGAATTTTATGATAACAATGAAATATACGTATTACCAAAAAATAAAACTACTCCTTAGATATAAAATAATTTTTAATTTCATTGTATTCTTTTTCGGTTTGAATACCTAATTTCAATATAAATCCAAACCTACGATCAAACTCAATTGCCTTAACCGAAATTCCACCGACGCTTCCCCTCGCCACGCTCTCGCGTTTTTTAAATTTTTCATTTGCGACTTTCCTTTTCCTGCGGAAAATCGTCGCAAACAAAAAACCGAAGGTTGCCTCGAAAAATTTCATGGTCAAATATAGATAAAAATCCCATATAAAAAAATTACGTAACTTGTCACCGATTGACAAGGGATGAATTATACAAACAGGTTTATTTCTCAAATGAACTTAGAAAGGGGGCGAAATACCTCCTAAGGGAATTCCCGTCATATTCCGAATTGCATGAAGATTTGTTGAGTGATTCGATTTTGGAAGTTTTTAAGAAAACCGACGAACAACTTATCGACCTTCATGAGCGCAACAAATTGCATGCATATATTTATTTCTCGATGCGAAATGTGATTTACAAGGGTGCAAATTCTCGAACGTTTCGGAATTACGGATTGGAAAACAATATTTCAAATGAGTTCGACTTTGATGTTTTGGAGAGCGATTCAGTCGATATTGATTCAGTTGAAATCACAAAAGACGAACACGAATATTCCGAAAAGTTGTTTGGTTGCACGACGAAACTCAACATTCAATTCATGCGTCAAATAGAAATAGCCGATTCAAACAAAGAATCAGATATTGCAAAATGGGAATCGGCACAGGTCGCAAAACTTTATTTCGAATTCAAATCGTATCGTAAGATTGTCAAGGCGACGGGAATGGGTTATCAATACCTTCGTGAGCAAATGCAAAAATTCATGTCAAACATAACGGATAAGAAAATGAACGTAACGGTAGTAACGAAAAAACTTGAGCCAGTATCGGGAATGGAATTGTACAGATTGCATTATCCGTACTTCAATGGAATCCATCAGAACCATTCGGGCGACATGACGATAAAGCGAATGACCTACGAATACATCGAGCAACAACCGTCAGGAGGATTGGAAGATGACGTTTATGTTTTTTCACGGTTGAGCGATACAACTGTTGCCAATAAGGTAATTGATTCGGGTGCAAAGTTGGTAATTGACATTGACGATTATTGGAATTTGCCTTTGGAACATCCGATGCGTGAAAGTCCGATGAATAAAATATACGTCAAAAACATTACGACGATTTTACCGATGGCACATTTGGTCACTTGCACGACTCCGATGTTGGCAGACAAATTGAAATATGAATTGGGAATTGATGCCGTTATAATAAAAAATACTATTCCCGATGGACTGACGCAATTCTCAACTGATAAGTTTTCACATTCAAAAGTCCGATTCCTTTACATGGGTGGCGTTCACCACATGGAGGACTTGCGTTTGATGGAAGACGGGATGAAAAAACTGTTTAAGGATATTTCGCTTCGCAATAAGTTTCAGATTATTTTGGGGGGATATAATCCCAATCCGCATTTTACCGAATATGAAAAAATCCTTACCGACGAATATAGGAATCTTGGTAATGGGGAATCGGATTACATCGAATATTTGAAACTCAACACACAAGCACTCGATCACATTTCATTCAATAAACCGTATCGAAGATTATGGGCGCAACCTGTTGACAAATACGGGCAAGGTTACAAAGAGGGTGACGTAGCATTGATTCCATTATTGTCTAAACAGAAGAACGGAAAGGACAATGATTTCGCTTCGTGCAAAAGTGAATTAAAAATCGTGGAGGCTGGTTCGACGGGGTGCGCTGCGATTGTTTCGGATGTATTGCCATATTCTCCATATCTCGAACATGAAAAAAATTGTTTTAAAATAAATCCGAAAACAAACGACTGGTTTAAATATATTCGTATTTTAGCCAACGACAAGGAACTACGAATGGAACTCACAAACAACCTTTCGAAAACAATCAAAAAGGAATTCAGCCACAAGGTTGAAACGGGGAAATTATTTAACGCTTTGAAAAAATTGAAGAGATGAGTTGTAATATGTCATTACCTACTATTATTGATTTTTGTTCGTCAGAAACAACGGTTGTTTCAAAAGATTGGGGTTATGAAAAAAATATTCGTCACTTATTTCCAATTAATGAATTAATAGAATCTTTAAAAACAAAAACTATGATACCATTTAAAATCGACATTACAATTCCAATTCGAAAATCTGATATTTTCGAGAACAATTTGGGTTGCTCAAGACAAGAAATAGGAATTGTTTCTATTGAACGAGCGATTGAAATTCGCAACGCCATTGACCGACAATTGAAAGGATTGAAATTAACCGAACCCGCAAAACCGTCTCCAAAAAAGAAAATATCAAAGAAGAAATGAAAATCGGAATCGGTTGTGTCACATATAATCGTCCTTTGCACTTGCAACATTGGATAAAGCAAGTTGCGCAATTCTCATTGGAGGATAACGTGATTCACATTGCCGACGACAATAAAAAAAGAGAAGGTGTTGCGGTTCGTTCCAATGAATGTTTGAGGGAATTGTATAATCAGAATTGCGAGTACTTTTTTTTATTCAATGACGATTGTTTTCCAATAAAGAAAAATTGGGAATCGCTTTTCATTTTAGCATCGCAACAATCGGGACACCAACATTTTCAACTAATGAAAGAATCGAATGCAACAAAAATAATCGGTGTTGCGTCGGACAAGGAATTGGAAAGTCCCATTGAGGTGAACGTGTTCGATAATTGCAATGGAGCGTTTTTATTTTTTACTCGAAAGTGCCTCGAAACGGTTGGCGGTTTCAATCCTAATTTTTTTTATGGGTGGGAGCATAGCAACCTAAGTAATCGCATTCACGAGGCGAAACTAACCCCATTCGGAAAATATTCATGCCCTGCAAATGCACATAAATACATTTACTCTTTGGACTTAGAACCCGAATCAGAACTTCACCGCAAATTAAAACACAAGGGAAGCATGACGAGCAAAGAGGCGTTATCTCACGTCAACAAAGGAGCTGTGATTTACAAAAACGACCACCAACTATATTTTCCGCTATGAAAAAACTATACCCCATAACACTAACGATTCTTTTCCTTTGGTTCGTTGTGTCGCAACTGATCGGTATTTTCCATTTCGACTTCTGGATCTGTTGGAGTGGATTGTCTTGTTTGTTCATTCTGATCGCAAAAGTTATTTACGATGCAATTAGAGTAATTCGACGTGACCGAAAACAGGCAAAGCAATGGAGTGATAATTATGAAAAAAATAATACTGAAATAAATCATTTTTTCAATTTAAAACGAAATGATATATATAATTTTTCAGATGGAATAGATTCGCATCTCGTTAAGTTTTGGGGTAAACATTCAACGGGTTTATTTATTTTTTTAAATCCGACATTTAATCAAGCTGATGAATTCACAAGGGCGAATCAAAAAAAGTTGACAGAAATTGAGGTAAAAAAATATATTACAAAAATCAAATAATGAAAGACGCAATAATTTTATTTATCTATCCATCCCATTCACGCCCCGTTAAATTTCAAGAGGGTTTGGATTCGATTAAAAATAATCTTGCACGTCCCGAACTTGCGGAGTTTGTTTTCCTGTGTGATTCGGATGATCCAGAAATAGAAAAGTATTTGGAAATATATCGTGCAAACAATGTTGTTTATTACGGTGGAACTTCCAATAATAAGATCCACGCCGTAAACAGAAGTATGTCACACGCTCCCGACAAATGGGACATTGTTGTTGTAATGAGCGACGACATGAGGTTCATTCAACTTGGATTCGACAACATTATCAGAAATGATTTTGCCGAACATTTTCCCGATGGTGATGGATGCATACATTATCCCGATCAGAATCAGGGCGAGAAATGTATGACGATGAGTATTCTTGGGCGCAAATATTACGAACGCAGAAATTATATTTATTGTCCCGAATACGTTTCCGTTGAATGTGATTTGGAGGCACAGGAGGAAGCGCAAATGTTGGGTTGTTACAAGTTCATCGAAAAAAGAATCTTCAACCACAACCACCCGTCTTTCGATACAAATATTCCGTATGATTCCCAATACAGAAAAACAGAATCACCCGACATCCATGAATCGGATAAACTGACAAGAAAAAAACGCAAAGAGGATAATTACGGAATGTTTTTCGATACGGATAAATGGATCATTCCTGTTTTGGTTGAAAAAGAAATTGCGGTTTCGCCAGTTGAACTTTCCGTAAAAGAAAAATCCATCCTAATTCTCAAACGGGCTATTGCCGAAATTGAAGCGTTATGATAAGAAACCCCGAAAAACCACCGCGCCAATTTTCCTCTTGGAGAAAACTCTGGATTGAATTAAAGGAAAATAATTTGACCAATGAGATAACTGTTAGAATATTTTCAAAAGATCCTATAAATATACACTCTCGCCCAACTGATGAAATTAGTGGAATTGAATATGAGTTTTCTGTAAATTATATAAAGGCAAAATGTTTTGAAGAAATCGAAGCGAAAGAACCCGAAGACTTAACTATGGAAATGTGCAGTCAATTGTTTTATGTTTCAGAAATTGCAAAGCAACAAATGAGTAATTGCGGAATTTCAGAATGGATAAAAAAGTTTGCACAAAAAAATCGTAATCGTTTAATCGAAACAAAGCAACATTGAAATGAAATTACAAATACTTGTCCCTACATTACCAGAACGAAAGGAAAGTTTCGACAAACTTTGCGCTGAAATTTACCGTCAACGCTCCGAACTTGGATTGACAAATGAGGTTGGAATTTGTTTTGACGATGCGCCAAGAGGCGTGACGATTGGAACGAAACGAAATTTTCTTTTGAAAAATGCAATTGCCGATTATGTTGCTTACGTAGATGACGACGATTTTATTGGAGAAAATTATTTAAGTCGTTTGTTTGAGGGAATAAACAAAAACGTTGACTGTTGTTCTCTTCGTGGCGTCATTACTTGGAACGGAGAGAATCCCGAAATCTTTGAGCACTCTTTGAAATATTCGGAATGGAAAACAACGGATAATGAAATTAAGTACGAACGTGGAATAACGCCATTGAATTGCATAAAAAGAACAATTGCCCAACAGTTTTCGTTTCCAGAAAATAATTTTGGCGAAGATCAAGTGTGGAGCGACCAACTGATGAAATCTAATTTATTGAAAACAGAATACTACATCGACGAGGTTATCTATCATTACAAATTTATTCCGAACAAATGAAGCCAGATAATAAAATAAACCCAACGGAATTTTATCCTATTTTAGGATATGAAAATCTTTATTCCATTTCGAAAAACGGCGAAGTTCTATCCAATAATGGCAAGAAGCTAAAAACCGAAATAACAAAATTCGGATATTGTAGATGCGCCTTGTATTCAAATGGTAATACAAAAAGATTTGCCATTCATCGTTTAGTTGCAATGGCTTTTATCCCCAATCCAGAAAACAAACCACAGGTAAATCACAAGGACGGAAACAAGAAAAATAATTGTGTTGAAAATCTTGAATGGGTAACGGCTAGTGAAAATATTTTTCATGCTTTTAAAAACGGACTAAGAAAACCAACAGATGGAATAATTAATGGAATGGCAAAACTTTCTAATGATGATGTTCTTTCAATAAGAAAAACATATTCAGAAGGAAATATAAGCCAACAAAAAATAGGCGAACTATACGGTGTTCAACAGTCGTGCATTCAAAGAATAGTAAGTAAAAAAAGATGGGCTTCAATATGAAAAAAGGTATTAGTTATTCTGTTTTTGGATATGGAAAAGAACGTCAAGAAAACTGCGACGTTCTAAGTGCCTATTTACGTGGACTTGCAATTTGCCTTCGTTTAAATAAATTACTTTATCCTGATTGGGTTTCAATTATTCACACAGACCAATCTACCTATAATGCTCATAAGGATTATTTCGATAAAATAAAATGCGAAACTATCGACGTGGTTATTTGTGATGATGCTCCATTGTGTAAAGCAATGCTATGGAGAATGAAACCTATTTTTACAAGAAATTGGAACGAATCTTCGCATGGTTACGACGGATGGACATATAGCCATGTTATTTGTCGTGATACAGATGCGCCAACAACATACAGAGAAGTTCAGGCGGTGCAATACTGGATTGACCACGACAAATCACTTCATGCAATAACAGATTCAGTTTCACATGACAGAAGTTTGATGGGGGGAATGATAGGAATTAGACCTTCTTATTTTACAGAAATAATGGGTGTTATGGATTGGGATGGATTAATTAGGTTGGGCAGTCGCTTTGATTTTATAAACAAGGGAAGCGATCAGGATTTTTTGAATGAAGTTGTTTATCCAAAGTTTGCGCAACATGGTAGCGATTCCATAACTCAACATTATTTTTATGGTCACCCGAATTCTTTTCTTTCTGACTACCATACTTGTAATTGCTTTCAACCATCTGGACATATCGAAGGTTGCCCGAATAACTATAAAATAAATCTTCCTGATGAACTAAAAGAATCGAATTCTATTGCAGGTCATATTGGCGCAGCGGGTGGATATTCTAGTGCTGTGAATAATTTTCTCCGTAAATTTCGTTCACAATTCGATGACCTTAACGAAGCGGAAAAACTTCACCCGACGATTTTTTATTGGGTGGTTGACAAATCTTTAGGATAAATGCCCTACGAAGTTGACAAGAACTATAAGGAAAATAAGCGATTCGCAAAATTCGGTTGCCTGATAATTGTTTTGGGGACGGTGTTTATTTGGGGATTGATAATAACTTTTTTAATTGCATTGAAATGAAATTGACTGAAATTAATGTTTTAAAACCAACAGATTCATTATTGGATAATGACAATTATTTAGTAAAGATGGCTATTGACTATGTGAATTCTGCTATTCTAACCAAAGACTACAAAATAGAAAACGGTGAAATGAAAATTGAAATCGGAGGTGAAAAATTTAAAATGAAATCAGTGATTGATACAACTTGCAATTTATTTAATGAAAACGGATGGGTTGCTAGGCACTCTGATTGTTATTCATCTAAATTCGCCTGTCCAACCCATGCAATATTTATAAAACCAAAACCATGAAAAAATACGTTGTAGTATCAACAAACAATAATCCCGATTATATTTTCTTTGCGCCATATATTGAGAAGGCGTGGAACTCCTTCGGGTGGAATCTTTTCGTTATGATAACAGACGACGTGAATGAATCCGATTTGAAGCTAACCAATCCTGAATCTGTTGTAATTCGTTTACCTAAAATCGAAGGGCTGAGAACGGAAAGCATTGCACAAGCGGGACGACTTTATGCAGGGAATTATTTTCCACTCGATGCTTTGCTTATGACGAGCGACATGGATTTATTGCCGTTGTCAAACTATTGGAATCCGAATGAAAACCACATTACAGTTTATGGCCACGACTTGACCGACCACACATATATTCCGATGGGGTACGTTGCGATGACTTGCGAAAAATGGACGCAAGTAATGATGTTGAGCGGAAATACTTTGAGTGATTTAGAACGTGATCTAAAGGAAAACAAACAAGCATATAGCGAGGACTGGAGCGAATGGTGGAATGCCGATTGGCAAATTTTGACAGATAAGTTATCTTCATTAAAATCTGAAATAAAATTTATTAATAGAGGTAGGCGAGATGGAAGTTGTTTTGCTTTTGGTAGAGTTGACAGGGGCGATAGTATGCAGATTCCAATCGGTGAATTAATTGATGCGCATTGTGAAAATAATAATGTTTTTCATCCAATTAAAATGGATAAATTTCTTTCCATCTTCGAACGATTTCACGGCAAACTTTAAACCAAACAATATGAAAAGATTCACGATCACAATTTTAAAAAACGAAAGAGATACATTTTTATCTGAAATTTCCTTTTGTAAGGTAAATGAATTTTCGGTTAAAAATTCGGGTGACGATCATGTTGACGTTTCCTTTCAGTGCGAATCTATTACACTTTATTACATTGGATGCAAATTTCAATGTGACCTGAACGAACAAAAACCAACGAAACAATGACAAAAGAAGATTTTCTAAAAGAGGCAACCAATAACGATTTAAATCACCGAATCGGATTGTGGGGTGCATTATGCTTGACCGATGGCAAAGTAGTTGAGTTCGGCAGTGGTCACGGCTCAACTCCTTATTTGCGCCAATTCTGTAAAGACGCAAATCGTGAATTCGAAAGCTACGACGAGAAACAATCATGGTGCGATCAAACTGGCGCAACGCTTGTAACGGATTGGGAGAAACTCAATATCGAAAACGTTGATGTTTTGTTTATCGACCATGCGCCTGGTGAAAGACGTAAATTTGATTTGGTAAAATACAAGGACATTGCAAAAATCATTGTCATTCACGACACCGAACCAACGGGTGCAGGGGATTACCAAGTTCGTCAGCACTTCGATAAATTCAAATACAAACAGGAAATCAAATCCATTCAGCACAAAGAGGGCGCAGGATGTTGGGCTACGATTCTTTCCAATCACATTGACCTTTCCATTTTGATCGGAGAGGGAAACGAAACTTTTAAAATCGAATAGGATGAAATGAAGAAAACCTATCCTATGCGTCACGATTTCGCAGTTAGGCCGTGAGGAACGAATGGAAATAAAGAAAAATTTGATTAACGATATTGGCAATGACTATCATGTAATTGTTATCAGCGATCTTGCTTCTGTATCTAAGCCAAAAATTGAACTTCTCGGTATGCGCAAACTTTCAAAAACTAAATACCAAACGATTTTAAACGCAATGAACAAATGAAAAATGAACATATTAGAATAATGTGGATAGCGCTGTTTTATCTTTCATTATCATTGATGATTGGATTTATTGGCAATGATTATAAATCGGCTTTTATCGAAACAACTTTTTTGTTTGTTCTTTTATTTATTGTTCATAAAATATTCACAACATGAAAACTTGTATTGTATCGGTAGCTTTTCGTGAGCCGTATGTAACGCATAGCGCAAGGCAAATGATGCGCATACATGAGGATGATGCGATGAAGAATATTTTCCTGTTATATTTTGCCGACAAACTTCCAATGAAGGATAAAATTTACACAGAAAATATCGTCGAAGAATTTCAAAAGTCCCTCTACGGTTTCAAGCCCCATGCAATACAACGGGCAATTGACATGGGCTACGACAAAGTAATTTGGTTAGACCCGTCAGTATTGCCAATAGTTTCAATGCAAGTGCTTATTGATTCGCTCGACGAAAATCCAATGATTGTAATTACTGGTGACGCTCCTATAACTAAAATGTGCAATCAAAAAGCGTTCGATTGGTTCGAGTTGAAACGCGAAGAACTTGACGGTGTCAATCACATCGGAGGAACTATGTATGCCTTTAATTTCACGGATAAAAAAGTGCTTGACGTTTTTGACTTGTGGAAACGTGCTGAACAAAATGGAATCTTTGGGACGCAAGATGAGTTTATGGCAGGGCATTTTTCTGACGAGGCGTGTATGGTTTTGGCTATGCACAAAGTCGGAATGAAGCAATACAAGGAGGAAAAATTCACTTATAAAAATCAGAAGGAGATGCCGTTATGAAAAAGGTGTTTAGATATTTAGAAAAAACTGGCGACGGAGAGCAAATGGATTGGGTTCGTTTGGAAATTTACAGAGAAATTTTTCCGGCAATAGAAAGTGTAATTATAAAGGATAAAAAAACGTATGTGGTTAAATGTGTGATTTATGACTTTGATAAATCGGAAATAATCTTCAACCTTGCAAAACAAAATTAATGAAACTACTCCACGACGATCAAATCCACAACGCCCCGTTCATAAAACTGTGTACGATAATTTGGAGCGACGATGTTTCCCGTGCCGAAAAATCGGGGGTGTGGGATTATTACGTTGGCATCTCGAATGAATTTGGAAAGCCATTGGTTGACCACACAAACATTCCACAATCAGGAATTATCTTTGTCGGTATGTGCCATTTAATCGAATCGGTTTTCCAGTCGATTCCTAAAAACGGGAACTACATTATCATTCACAGAACAAATGACCGCCAATATCTTCCCGAATTTGACGCAGTAAAACCACCAAGCGTTAAACACGTTTACACAGTTGATTGCAAGGGAACATTTTCAAATGTTACGGCTATTCCGTTCGGAAACGCTTCGATAAACGGAGAAGACCCAATAGTTAAAATGGTTGCGCAAGAGCCGAAGAGAAAGAACTTAGAGGCAAAATTATTGTCCGATAAAAGAATTTTCGTTTGCTACAATACCAATCCCGATACCCCGCATCGCAACGCTTCCATTCCCGCAATGAAAGCTAAGCCGTTTGCGTTCGTGTACGAATTGGATTATCCTGTCAAGCAAATGCCAGTTGATGAGTTCGCCCGCAATGTTCACGACCATGAATTCACAATGGCGTTGGCGGGTTGTGGTGCTGATGCTTCCCGCCAATGGATGGCGATGCAACTTGGTTCGATTCCAATTGTAACCGACTGCCCACAGATGCGCCACTTCGCAGATTTGCCAATGGTATTTTGCCCTGAGTTTGATTTGATAACTGATGAGTGGCTCGACGAACAAAAGGAAATCGTTAAAACAAAATCTACCGAACGAATGAGAATGAGTTATTGGGTCTATCACGTAACGCAAAAAAGAAACGAACATGGTATCTAACTTGGAATTAAAGGAAGTGGGTGGGCACACGTTTTGTCCGTCACTATTATCTGATGGATGTGTCATTGACATTGGTTGCAGGGGTGGTGTTTTCTCAAATGAGTTTACTGATATAAAGGTTTTTTGCATCGACCCCGATCCGAAAGTATTTACAGATACAATAGACGACGTTGTAACGTGGAAAGATGAATTTTCAAAACAAAACCTTGTGTTGATGAATATCGCCATATCCGATGTGAAGGGCGAATCAGCTTATTACGAAAACGGTGAGGCAACCTGTCTGCAGCAAATCGACCCCGACCAAAATCACCCGTTCATTCCATGCAAGACAATTACGATGGATGACCTGTACGAAATTACGGGAACGAATGTGGATATACTTAAACTCGATTGCGAAGGAGCGGAGTATATTATATTGGGTGAAACTTTCAAGCCGATACCGAAACAGATCAGCGTTGAATTCCATAATCATTGCGTTCCCGAATTACACAACAAGCACTACGCTTCAATTATCGAACGACTTTCAAAAGATTATGTAATGATGAATGATGTTTGGGAGCAACGCCATGGATGCGGATTCAATTTTTGGAACACTCTTTTTATCAGAAAGGATTTATTGTGAGCAAAAAAATGATCGAAAGAAAATCATGGAAGCAATTTAGGTCAACGGGGCTTCTTTGTTTTATAAATGGAATTCTTCACGCCTTTGGATGGTGTGTTGTTTTTAATATAGATGATAAAGGCAAAATAATTGACGTATTTCCCGCACGAACAAAATACCGTGGTTTTGGTAAAAAGGAACAGGATGAATCACATAAAAAGATTGCAAATTATTTATCAAAAGAGTCGCATAAATTTCCAAAGGAAATAGAATGATTTACGGCAGAGGAGATATTTCAAAAGCAATAACCGACAAAGAAGGTTTTACTTTCTTCTGTTGTGGCGCAAGTAATCGAATACCAATAACCGATCGTGAGCGCGAGCGTGAAATGTTTCGGATTTGGTCAACGCCTAAAGATTCGATGTTCGTCTACATTTCCACATTGTCAATTTACTATTCCGATTCTCCCTATACAAAACACAAGATTAATATGGAAAATCTTGTACGGGCGAGATTTGAAAATTATTGTATCTTTAGGATTGGAAATATTACGTGGGGAGACAACCCAAACACGCTAATTAATTTCCTGACTGACAAGATCAAAAACAATTTACCGTTTGAAATACAGGATACGTATCGCTATCTGATTGAAAAAGACGAATTCCAACATTGGATAAATCTTATTCCATCGAAAGGGAAACACGAGATGAATTGTACTGGCAAACGAATGAAGGTTGAACAGATTGTTGAAAGGATAAAAGACAATACAAAACCATTAATAGAACAAATGAGAGAATGATCGAAAAAATAATCCTCTACATAATTTCGTCAGGTTGTTTCGCAATTGTTTTCAGCGAGATGAATCCGTTTTGGAATCGATTGAAAAAAGTTTTAATGGACAGGAGAATTTGGTATAAAAAACCTCCAACAATCAATAACATGGACAGCACCTTTCTGACGGTACCAAGAAAAACGGAATTGGTATTCCCACGAAGATTAAAACCATTCGACTGCTATCAATGTATGTCGCTTTGGACTTGCCTGTTTGCATCGCATTATATTGGAGGGTTTGCATTGCTTCAATCCTCCGCAATGGCTTCGATATGCGTTGTATTCTCTACCTTTGTAATGAAATATTTGAATTCAAAATGACAATAGATTCCACCGACTACGAAAAACTTAAACCGTTTTTAAAGATTATCAAACACGTAGCAACGGGTGGAAATACTTCCAACGGTGACGCTTGGTGGATGTTGTATCAAATAAAATTGGACAAAACAGGATTCACTTCTCGCTCCGATTGTGATTCGTGCAAGGTCGAATTATTTCAGGAATTCCAAAGGTACATTGAGGAATATGAAACTATGGAAGAAATATTGAAACAACTATCAATTATGAAGTCGTCTCCAAATACTTGTATTCTTCAATCCCCATCAGTTTACAAAGAGCAGCCAATTGATAATTTCTATTGTGTTTCCTTTAGAGAATTCGGATTTGATTTTATAAAAAGAATTGTTGAAGACATAAACAAGATGGGGCTTGTTTGTTTTGCAGAAACGCTTTATTGTGCTAGGTCGATTGTTGGAATTGTGGTAAATACAGAAAGTGCAAAAAAGTTTTTTAAAGTGAAATAACCCTACCCCCTGAAACTCATTGCAGATTCCACAACCGAAACATTCCTTTGCGTTCTAGTAATATCAGATTCAACAACATAAACCCGTTGTGGTGGCATTGGTTGGCTTGATTGACTCACTACATTTCCATTCTCATCCAATTGCGTTGACGGTTGCACTCCTTGCGGTGCTGTGTTGATTGAATTTATTCCCGAAGAACTCCCACCACCCATCGAGCCCGACCCAATAGATCCACCACCGTTTCCATTAGTATCGACCGCCATGATGTTACGTACTTGAACTAATCCCGCAGCAATCGCAGCAGCAGCACCGATGAAATTCGCAGGAGTGGGTAATGATGCAAGTGCTTTGGTTGCAGCCTCGAAAGTATTTATTGTTGCTTGACCAATCGCCAATCCCTTGGAAAGTTTTGCGTGTTTTTTTGATAAATCAGAAAGAGAACCAAGCAAATCGGATGTTGAAGAAAGCATCGCAGCGTTTGCCGTTTCATTCATTTTCTTCGCAAACTTCACCGACATTTCATAACCACGCTGCCAAGCCGAAACCTTTTTCAAAATCATTTGTTCGCTCTTTATCCCTGCTTCTTCATCAGCTTGATCCAATACGTCATTAATTGCCTCCGCCTCTTTTCGTTGTGATTCAACAGAATCAGTCAAATGTTTTGCGTCGTAATCCTGTTGGTTTTTTAATCTCTCTGCTTCAAGTTGTCCGACCTTCAAATTGAATTCTGCCTGCGTCATTGACAGTTTATCATAATACAAACTGTAATATTCTAGCTCATCGTCGATCAATTTTTGTTTTGCACTTAAAGCGTCTTCATCTTTTTGCGCCTGTAAGATTCTTAAATTGTCAATCGCCTCGAATTCCGTTTGCTTTGCTTTTATATTGTCCAATGAGTTTTTTACAGAAGCGTCGGAAACTTTCTTTGCGTCGGTCAATTGCTCCGTATTATAATTGAGAATCAAAGCCTGTTTTTCGTTGGTAAGATTCGTAATTGTATCGTTTTGTTTCTTGAAATCGTCAGCGAATTCCTTCGCCCTATCCATCTTCAATTTGTCGGCAATCGCATCGTTGACCTTTGCTTGTTCGTCCAATCCAAGTTTGCGTAACGACGCAGCAATTCCCCGATAAACGGATTCGGTCAAAGAATCATTTGCAAGAATTTCCTTGATTTTTATTCTATCAACAATCTCTGCTGATTTTGCAACAGCAATGTTGGAGTCAATCTCTTTCAGTTGCGCCTCATAAATCAATTTCTTCTGCGCTAGAATCTTATCATAACTAATGCCCTGCGCCTCCATTTGTGACAACTCGGCTTTCATTAAATTGATATGCGACTGATTTGTTGCAGTCAATTCTTCCACCGCTTTTTTGTTCGCCTCCAAATCCTTATTCGCTTTCGTCAACTCATCCGAATCTTTCTTGAATGTATTATATAATGCAACAGCACCCGCAGTCAGCAACGCCATTGCCGCAACAACCGCAAGTATCGGATTCTCTTTCATCACTGTATTGAGTGCACTCCACGCCTTCCCCATATCCTTGATTCCCTCCAATCCTTGTGATAATGCCATCGCAGCCTGTACCTTCATCATGACCTTTTGAACATCTTCCGATTCGCCGCCGAATAAAGCCATCGCCCCCGTCATTGCAGAAATTCCCGAAGCCGCTTTGGATGCAAAATTATTTATGGCTTCAAATCCGCCAGGCTTTAAAGCAGAGATTCTTTCATTTGCATCTTCAACACGATCCTTTAAATCGGCTGCCGCTTTTGCTAGTTTATTGAACTCCTTCGGGGAATCCTCACTGACACGAATCATCGCATCCTTCAGCTCTTTCATGGAAGTTTTTATATCCTTCAACGAAGAAGCGGATTCGGCAGTATTTATTATGAAGTCGGTTGAGATTGTTGTCATGGTAATTTATTTAACCGCACACACCGTTTTATGATGTGTGCGGTTTGTAATTCATTCTATTTGTAGAATCCGTTGATAATCCAAGTCACTACCTCTGTAGTTGAATATCCTGTGGCGATTCTTTCGTGAACGCTCAATGGTTGTCCCGCCGAAACCCTCAATGGGGCGGATGGGGAATTGAAAATAATCTCGCTATTTCCATTGCTCAATACGGATGTTCCTGCAAGCAATAATCTTTTATCGGTTGCTGCATCGTCACCTTCATACATCAGAAGTTCATACGTTGCACTTGGGTCATGTGGTTGACCCGAAACGTATGCATAGACTATGTAAAAGTCCCTGTCGTTTACAATGGGAACAATATTTCCATTTGATCCCATAAAATTTGAATACGTGCGTGATGTTGGAATTTCGTGTAACATGGTTTTTGGTTTTTGGTTTATTTCTATTATTGATTATTTTAAAATGATTGAACTGGAAGCAATTGATAAAACAAATGAATCCTTATATCGAAATTTCCATTAAGCGGATTGCCAGAAATCACATTGATGTATAAGCCCTTATTATTCAATAATTGTGTTTGGGTTTCTGGAACTGGTGATGGATTCAAGATTAACTGTGTTTTTCTTGGAATGGTGCTTAAAAGCATCTTACCTTCAAAACATACATATACATCGGCAGTGTCTATGTACAATTCGATATTTGTATTGGTATCGTAAGGAGTGCTTCCAGAAAAATTGTTTTCTATCCATCCTGAAACTACAGATATTAGGCTTCCAGAAACAGGAGGTATTAATTGTATCGGGATAGAATTTAAGGAAAGTATTTGTGCTGAGGTGATTGTCGTCGTTGTCTCCAACACATTCGCCGAAAGCACCCCATTGATATAATTCACATTCGATTGAGTGACCGAAATGTTATTGGTTGATACGACATTTACATTGGTTAATCCATCGGCAACTGATACCCCAGACGAATTGAAAATTGAAATGTTGGACGTATTATTTCCAATCCTGTTTCCATTTCCACTGACAAAACTACCCCTTGCCGTATCGGAAACATAATTGTTTGTCCCCACAATCATATTCATGGAAACATTGCTTGAACTTCCAACACCTACGTTTCCCCCTGCTGTTGGTGCACGGTTGTTTACATCTATCATTGCGTTGTAGCTGAAATCAATCGTATGGATTACTGGCGTAAATGTCGAGGCTGTATTTATTTTCAGCAACTCGACTTTCGTGACTTGTTCCGCTGATGGATTGTAGTCGATAACTTTCTGCAAGCGGTAGTTTATTCCATCAATGAAAATAATGTCACGGAACGAAAGGTTGTAAATGTCAAGTGCACGAAGTCTGACGTAAAGCGAAACTATCTTTGAGTTGCGGTCGGTTATTTCAGTAAGGAATTTCGAATGATAACGGTTGTATGTATTGTCGGTTGTATATGATGTTGCTCCGTATGGATTGACAAAATATATTTCCCTTGGAACGGCAAATGACAAATCCAAAGTCGGTGAATATGGGTTGTCCAAATGTCCGCAATAAGGGTAAGTCGTTTCGGTGGTCGTTCCTGAAATCGTTGAGGTGTATGACCACGAATAATTCGTATTCATCGCACCACCCCAATAAAGCAAGCGTAATTTTCCACGTATCGGAGTCTGAATGCCTGAATTTGAAAGTGAGAATATTTCTGGAATTATACGATCATGTGACGAACTTCCAATGGAAGGTGTCGGGGCGAATCCGATTTCGTTGGTATTGGTTGACTTTAGAAAATCATTTGTGATGTCAAGATTCTTCTCGCCGTAAGTTTCCTTCCATTTGTCGGTGTAGAACTTATTCCAGTAATCGGTATCGTCCGCGTCCTTCAACCTGTAACGGCGATCCTGTAATTCACCCATTGGGGTAATAACCATTGGCATTGAACAATCAACTTTTCTCGTCCAATCCCTTGTAGTTCCAACCCCATAGAATGAATCGTATGTATCTATAATTAAGTTATTCGGAGTTGTCTTGTCGGGTTCGACATAAAGATTCCATCTGCGAATTACCCACATGAGAAAGTCCGACTGCTTAACATCCACTGGAAGCGATGAAGCCATATCCAACCCGTTTCCGTCTAGAATTGTTGTGTTGGTAATTCGATCAGTGAATACCGAGTTCGACGAAATCTTATTTCCAACAGTTCCGACGACCGAATTATAAATGCTTAATTGGATTATCTTCACCGTATCGCCAGCATTCAAATAAATGTCCTGTGTCCACCCTTGAAAAGTAAATGTAGCAACCGTCGCCCCCTGCACATACGTTGCCGATGTATTTGCGCTTGCGCCATATAACGTATACGAACCCGCCGATGCGCCAGTTACCAAAGCCTGTACCCAAATCTGAATTCCACTTCCTGCCGATGTCAATGGAGTGACTGCATCGAATGTCGAAACTCCTGATGAATAAAAGGAATACGTTCCACTATTTGCCGCCGTGAAAATATTCGTTGCCGTATCAAACTGATTCGACGGGTCGGATGTTTCAGCGTTGAATGGAATGGTCAATGGCGATGTAACGACACCCGATGTTTGTGCGGATGTATAGGCATTGAACAATCTAGTTGCGATTTGCGATGACGTGATTGTGAATTTATCGCCAGAATAAGGAATGATTATGTGCTTGAAGAAAGTCGAATCAAAAAAAGTTGACGTATATGTATATCCCGCATAACTGAAAATCTTGTCGATATAGGTTTTCAAATAAGTGGCGGGGTAGAAGTTGTTCACGTCCCAACTGACGGGGGAAATTCCACCGTAATTTATCATGGGATAAACATAACCGTTTCCATAATTCGTACTTGTCCAAGTGGCTTTTTGTATCGCCTTGTTGTATGTGTGGTTGTATTCGGACAATGAAAGGTCGGTCATCTTCGAGTCGCCGATTGCAGAAAAAATATTCGCAACCTCGCCGAACAAAACAACATTGTAGTTTATAAATGAATAATCCTCCTGACTTCTTTCAATCGTCATCAGCTTCATGTTTCCTCGAAACTGCTCCAGCCCCTCACAATAAACAACCGCCTCGGCTTTTAAATTCGGATTGAAGTCGGGGACAAAATTTACTATTCCGCTTGTTTGGATTTCCTCGGATATTTCAAAGATCCCACCAAGCAGTTTGTTTATCGTTTTTGATCCGACAAGTTTTATCGTTTTTGAAAACGATCCTTTTCTTGTTTCGGGTTGGCGAATATCCGCAATCATAAGGGTAAGCGCCATTTGCAGCTCCTCCTTAAGATCAAGCCTTGTACCGTTTATATATAATTCAGTTCTCATCCTCTTTGCGCCCAGCGTTTATTTGAGAATTCAATCTCTATGGAAAGGTTGAAAAGTTTCTCCATGTTCTTTATCGTCTTTACTTCATAAGAAGTATTCTTGATAGTTACGGGAATCATGTCGGTTGTATCGTGATAATAAACTTCGGGCGACTCGACCAATTCCTGCAACCATAAACTTTGATCGTCATTTATCCAGTCGGATTCTATTTGCCATCGGTCGCCTATTTCAGTATTGTAAACTGTAACGCCCCGATCTTTTGCCACATAATTCCAAGTGGTTGCAGTCAGAGTCCCGAGATTTTTTTGCATCGTGTCCCGTTTTATGTCAGACATTTTTTTTGTCTGCATTCTAAAATTGAAGCAATCAAAACCTCCTTTGCGATTCAAAAAGAAAAGCGATATTGGAATTGTTTGATGCCACAGGCAATCCAAATTATAATTATAAACATTGGTCGTCCTGTTACCATTGAATTGTTGCATTACAACACTGTACCATGCAACCGATGCCGTAATGACTGGCTGTATTCCGCTTGCCAGTGTTGAGTTGTTCAAATCCTGATAACCAACTCCTATGCGAATCATCTTGTCGGAAATGGAAGATGATGATTGATAAGGATTCTCTATCGTGTAAGTTCCTATAAGCGCATTCGATGTGTTGTATGTGTCAATTCTTGCATAATAAACTATTCCCGATGTATCGTTCAGCATGTATTGGTAAGCATGCTCGTTTGAAGAATGATAATATAATGTTGATGGTTGCGTGGAAAGTATCGTATTCCCACTGTACGGCGTATAGTTCGCATAGTTGAAGTTTCGGAACGTGTTGGTGTCAAGCACCGCGTTCCATGCATACTTCAATCCCGTTACCGTTAAATTTTGGTAGGTGACAATTCCGCTCGACACGCCATATTGTTCACCGAACTTCACTTCATAGCCCTTTAGTGAATTTGTACATTGCTGGAATCCATATACCGTATCGTCAAAATCATAAGTGATGTAAGATTCCAAAACCCTTGAAATGTCAACTGATGCAGTTGCATAAGTCGGATCGGCAGAATAAACACCACGCCAAACACGACCTACAACTCCACTAACATAAAGGTCAGCAACGAATTTAAAGTTTGGTTGCGCCACGTTCGTACTCGACAAGACGAATCTTATCGGATTGTAGACAGGTTGGAATAATTGTACATTTTGAACTATCGTTACAGCCATTGGTTATTCGGATATTTCGGGGTCGATGAATTTTATTATGAAGTTCGGATTGGCAGTAAGGTCAATTATCCTGTTTCTCAAATCCAAAAAAGCCTTTTCGTTTACAACATCAGAATAGAAATTCGACCCTTTGCCTCCGAATCTTTTCAACACACCATGTTTTTTTATGTTGATCGCAATTGCAAAAGCCATCGAACGTTGCGCCGAATACTTTGGGTTTGTATGGTAAGTTCCAGTATGTTTCTTGACTGAATTTGAAAGGGAATTTTTCTTGTGCTTCGTTGCGACGATCCCCTTATGCGCCATCCAGTCCATGATTGAATTGACGGGCGGCATTTTGTTGCTCCACCGCCTACCCCCTTTATCAATCACGTCATACCAATTTGGGGCTTCCATTGTCCATTCCACATAATCCTCGCCTATCTTGGTTTCATTCTTGAATGAAGCGGCAAACTGATCCCCGTTGGCGTTGTTTCGTTTAGCCACGATGGATTCGCTCAACTTTTGGTTGAGTTCATTTCCCCACTCTTCAACTACTTTTGCTATTTCCGATACGAAGTCCATCTATGATATAGAGTCCATTATCGAAAATTGATTGTAATAAAAAAGCCACCTATTTCTAAGTGGCTTTAATGACATGGGCGAATGGCGTACCAATACCCAACTCGACACCTGTGCGCTTATTCTAGCTTATCGCTCCAATGTTTTTGTTGCTTACGATTTAACGTATGCCCGATTCAAATATACTATTTTTTCTTTGACTCTTCCTCGATCAAATCTTTTCTGAACGCAAGGCATGAATAAAAGTAGCTGATTGATTGTTCTCTCCAATAGTCCATCTTCGTATAATCCCGTCCGCTCAACTCGAATATCGAATAGAAGTGTCCGTAATGTTCGAACATTGTTATCTTGTCGCTTCCGAAACTTGGGACTGGATTTGATTCTGAACCTTCCCCATCTCCCTTTTTGCCTTCTCCAAAAGTATCGGCAACAAGTTTTCCGAGCAGACAAAAAAAAAGTTGACGATTCCCATTCCGATTGAGGCAGGTAAGTGTTGTTCAAAGTCTTTCGCCCGATCAAGAACATCAAGGCATTTGGTTGTGTTGCCCAGGAATCCCCGTCTTGGAATTTCTTCGCAAAGAATAGCCATTGTCAGGTGTGACTTGAAAGCGAATGTTTCGGTTGTCAATTGAAGTGCCGAAATTCCCTCCAACTGTTTCACGGTGAAAGATTCCATTGAATCCCGAACGGAATAATTTCGCCCGTTGCAATTGAATAACGGAATGTATTTTTCCTCAATTTCCTTTGATAGGAATTCATGCAACTCAATCCGAAGTTTGCCCAACTCGATCAGATTCATTTCCTCAAACACCTGTTCGGTTTCGCCCGTTGCCAATGACAACAAACTAATGTCCCGTTGCATCATATCCGAACATTCGCTCCGAAGCAATGTGTCGATTGCTCCGTAATTTCCTAACATTATTTTATCCCAAGAGAAGGTCATTTTAATTCGTTCGGTATAAATGCTTGTCTTTCATCGTGCTAATTTACAAAAATTATGCTATGAAGTATTCGCCCGAATGTTTTAAATCCTTCATCGCCTTATATGAAAATGAAGTTGCCATAATCCCGTCGTCGTGAAAACCATAGGGTGCACCATATTTTATTGCTCGTGCCTTTGGATTGTACTCGAATGAGAATACATCGAATTCTTTTTTCAACCAATCCAATTCGCAAAAAGCAACCTCATTATTTTGTGTTGCAACCGCCAACGACTCAATCGCATCATTTTTACTTTTTGATGTCGTAACGAATGGATGGATGTTGCTTGGTTCGTTACATGAGTTTTGGATCTGTTCATAAATTGCATCACCAATACTATTGACTTCAACATAAACAACCGCCTTGTATTCGTTTATTTTTCCTGCAATTCTTGATGAAATATTTGTCCAACTATCGTGCCTCCAACGTTCGCAATAAACCTGTTGTCCGAATTCATTCAATATTGAAAGTACCGAATAATCGTCAGCCCTCCCCAAATCCACACCTCCATAAAAATGGCTTCCCCCTGTGTTATTTTTAAATGTCGGTGAGAATATTCCAGCTCCACCATCAATGAATTCAGCCAAATACTCCTGTCGGAAAATATGATCGGGAAGCGTCGCCCTTGCATCGTCAATCTCAGTTGGATTGATTAACGGATTGTCATACGAAGTCATCGTGAATGACTTGTACTGTGAGTTAACCCCATCGAGTTGGTGCAGTGTGTGAAAATGATTTTTGCCTTTTGGTGTTGAAATAAGCAAAACCTTTTTTCCCTTCACCAAAACAGTCGCTCTCAAAACTTCCGTCCAAGCCGCTTCGTCAATGAAAGCAAACTCATCTATTATCAGATAATCAAAAGTGAATCCGCGAATATTATCATAACGTTCTGCCGAAAAAAATTGTAGTGTTGACCCGTTTACGGTCTTGAAAGTTAAGTCGGTTTTGTTTTTCTCGGAAAATATAAATGGGGTGTCGGCAAACGCAGATTCTATTTCCTCGAATACTTTTTTGCATTGCTTGTAAACAGGCGACACCCAACCTACCTTGCATTTCGCATCATTCAACATCCAAAACAACGCCTGATTATCGGCTAATAATGTCTTCCCAAACTGCCGACCGATGTTTAATACATAATACTTTTCAGCACCATTATTTATCGCTTGATGTATTTTCTGTTGGTTGGGATGGGGGCTGTAAAGTTGTACCGAAATTTGCTTTGACATTATCTATTATTTGGTGCTGTGTCGTTTCATCTCTCCATCCTGATTTGTTTTTCAGCCAAAATATTGCCCCTTGTGTTGATCCGCCCCACCCTAATTTTTTCTCCCAATGGTCTTCCAAAATCGTTTCAATTTGATCTATGGTGTCAACAAATTCGGCGCGGTTCTTGTATTCCCTCCAATTTTCACGGCTGAACCCAATGTAAAATCTAAGTCCAGCAAAAGTGAACTTGCCCTTGTCCATTGCAACGCTCCATTCGAAATACTCTATTGATTTGTAGGCTAGCAGTTCGGGGGTTTCAACCTTTAATGGTCGCCCGACATTTTTTTTCATTATCGACCACAGATTTTTTTCTGTGAATCGTCCCTTCTCATCCCTTCCCTCTTCTTCGTTTTCATTACTTGCCATACACAAAGTTAGTAAAAATAAATCAACCGTTCCCCGACTTGGCTTTGCTGATTAAATTAATTTGGTGTTTATCGCTTCATTTTATATTCAAAGTATCGAAGGAATTCAACAAATAAGTCTTTCTCATAAAAACATTTTACGCCCTCCGAATTTTTTATAATTGAATGTGAAATTTGAATGCAGTTTTTTAATAGCCGAACTTGAACAAAACCATTGTCCCAAAAATCGTCTTTCATTGAATATTGTCTTTGCTTTAGAATTTCCTCGACTTGTTTTTCAGACAATTCTTTATATTCAAGAATTACTTTTGAGACATTATATTTTGAAAGTCTTTTGTATAAATGTGGTTTGCTCATATCTCCGCTTTATTAGTCCGTCCGCCAATCCAAATTATTTTTTGCTTCGGAACAGTTGGAGAATTATTTATTGATGTTTTCCTTCCAATAGTCAAGTTGATTTTTAATGTCGCCTGATGCACGTTCTACATTTGTTAGTCCGTTGCAATACCATTCCGCAAACTCCACCATTTCCTTGTCGTGTTCTTCCTTTTGCTTGGCGAGTAGTAATTGGAATTTTGTGTTTTGCCAATTATAAAATTCCGCTATAAAATTTTCACTGATATTTTCTCCGAAAAACCAAATGCATTTTTCTTTAAATTCCTCATCACTCGGCAACTCTGCATTATTAATCAAGGCGGAAACTTTTTGGAGAATAACGTTTTCAAATTCTTTTGTGAAAGATTCCCACTCCATAATTTTGAACATATTATGCTTTTCCGTTTCAGTCAATCGACACCCCTCCAAATCCGTCGGTATGGGTTGATTCGCTTCCTGTGTTCGGGACTTGTGGTATTCTTTCAAATATCCTGCAATAATTTCACCAACCTCGTGACCTTTGAAATTAGTTTGATGCCAAACACCAGAAAAATAGTTTTCCATTTCTTCCAACTTATTCATCCCACCCTCCTGTTTGTCGATGGTTGGGGAGATTACTTCGCAGTCGGATTTGAGGATAAGTGGGTCGCCATTCATTTCATAGCATTGCCAAAAGTCTCGATCAAATTCAATAACATTGAAACACTTGTTTATGCTATGCCTATACCAACATTCTGTGCTATTATTGCATTTAGTAATCTTCACTCTGATTGTTTCATTGTTGCTGTTCATGGTGGTTATGGATTAATGTGTTTGTCAAGAATGTAAAACAATTTATCGGCATCAATTCTAATGTCCTTTCGATTAAAAACATCTGGAGTATTGTGAATTGTGTATGCTTTATTGTGGGCATTTGCAATAACCTTTTTCAACCTTTCATTCTCCTTTTTTAGATTCAACAATTCAGATTCAAGTTGACTGCCCCAATAAATGTATTTTTCATTCTCCGCTTTGAGTTGAGCCATTGCATTAGTGAATTTGGCGAGGAGTTTTTCTTGACACCATTTAGCCCCCAATTGAACTAATCGAGATGTTAATTTATTGGTTTCGTTCAATCCAACTTTTCCATCTCCTGTAACTGCGTCAACAGAAAACTTCACAATCTCGCTTTCGCTCAACATCAATTCTCCCGTGTCGATGGGCAGTTCGGTAACTTTAATTTTATTTTCTTGTTGAAGATTAAAATTCCATTTATCTTCAATTGCTTTCGCCGTAATTTTTATATTGCCTTCAACGGCAATGAATACTTTTGGATTGGTCATTTGGAGTAAGGTATTTCGTGATAGGTTATGTCATTATGCCAATTTCTATAATAATGTTGTTCGCCTTTTAATGCGTCAACTTGTCCGTTGGAATATCCAGACTGATAACCGACCCAAGAACAAAATAATGCTACTGTCAATAGTCCAACAAACGTGATAATTAATTCAGAATTTTTCATACTTTTTCTTCTTTCGATTGGTGAAGGTGGTGGTCATTTGGACAGGATTTTAAGTGAGATATTTATTTCGTGCAGCTGATCTCTTACAGAAAATGTTGCTGCGCATATTCCGAAAAGCAGTATTGTAATTAAAATCAATAAACCTGTTTTCATATTTTCCTTTTTTATTTGTTTTCTTTTAAAAATCACAGGGTTTCTAAGCCCTGTGAAATGGTGCTATTTTTTCTGTCTTGACTTCCAAGCTAACCCCAGATAAACAAGGTTGTCGCAGTTCATTCCATATTGCGAAATGTCAACCAACCAAGCGTCGGGTGTTATGGATGACCTTCTGCTTGGTGGCATTGGGAAATCCTTTGTCCCGTCATCATCCATCACTTCTCGCAATGCGTCAAGAAAATTCTCCTGTTCTTCGTTTGGCACGATGATTTCATTTTCAGTTTTCGGATAATCCGTTTCAAGTGTTTGAAGCAACTGATATTTCACATCGTTCCATTTCTTTTTGTTCTCGACCGTCGAATGTGATTCAACAATCAAGTCAAGTTGTTCGATGATCTTTGAATCGGAAACCTGTTCCAATGCTTTTCTAATTGCATCGTTGTCGGCAGGACTTGGAAACGACGGATTCAAATGGGACATAAGACCCTCAACCAATTCGGATGTGGTTGACGTTACAATTACCGTGCAGTGCGGATGATGGTTCTTTCTCAAATAATCCATCAAATGCTCTGTTGCGCTTTCAAATTCTGTTTTTGTGGTACTCATTTTGTTTTTGTTTTTAGTGAGCTGCAAAAATGTGATTCTGTTTTGTTGAAGTCAATTAAACTTTCCGAATCGGCTGATTTACTTTCCGAACAACCTTTTCTGCCAATCCAATCGGAGGGAGGAGTTAAATTGGTTCGAAATAAATTATTTTTTTTCCTTTTGAAATTGCATAGTCCAATTCAGCACGCGTTGACTCTCCGATATAACCATCAACATTAAGGATAACAACTTCGTCGGAAATGTCAATTTTTGATTTATGCAGTTCATCTAAAATGTCTTTCACTCCTTCTTGTTCCGCTCCATGGTGGTCGGATTCCGTAAAATATCCTGTTGGCAAAATATTTATTCCAAGTGTTATGATGCCTTGTTTTTCAAGTTTCCATCGCTCAATCATAAAAGTATTTGCGAATCTTGTTGACCCACAAAAGCAGACAATTTTAGGGATTTCAGTCCAACTATTGTCTTTTACTTTCATAAACATAGTGTATTGTTTTAAAATAGCGTTGTCCATCTTATTTATGTTTTTTTAGTTTAAAATTATTCGCTTCATAATCCAATCGCCCGTCGTGGATTTGTCCTGTGAAATAAACCTTCTGGTTCTTTTTGAAGGTCATTGGAACGATGTTATATTCGCTGTCAAACACGTAATAAGTCGTATCCCCGATGGAATCGTATTTTACTGGAATTGTTTTGTTCCAAACATTCGTGCAATGGAAAAACCATAGAATTAAAATTGCGCCAAAGAGAAACAGCCAGATTATTTTCAGTCCGAGCTTCAATCGCTCTTTCAGTTGCCGTTGCAGTATTTCGTAATCGTTGTTCATGGAAGTCTTTCGATAATTAGTTTTTCGTTGCGCTCTTTCTGTTTGAACTTCTCTATTGCATCGACCAACATTTCACGGCTAAACCAATCGGGCTTATCGTTTTTCGGTTTGTCTTTTCCAATCTGAATAAACCAATCGTCAATAATCATAACGAGCGTTTGGGCATTTTCGGATTCGTCGTTGTAGAAAACATCACAATACAATCCTTCGGGAAATTCTAAGGCTTCGCCTTTCGGAGTTGTTACATTGGCATTTATTCTTTGTCGCATCGTTTGTAGTATTTATACTCACTTGGGTTAGTTAATTGCAAACATAATCCTCTGAAAAACTCACTCATTTGAAATGGTGGCGTAAATGAAATATGCCGTTCTATCATTTCCTCCTCCGTCATATCGGGAAGATGTTGTGATATGTGTTTCTGAAAACGTTTCTGCATTCGTGACGTTTGAAATATGGCGACTTGCTCCATCATTTTACGGTTACGGATCTTGTATTCATATTTGATATTCGTCATTTTATTAAAAAAGTTTTTGTTGATTTGTTTCGGCTTCAACTTTAAATTCCTTTCTCTTAAAATCTTTATTGGTTTTATTGACGTGACATTTTTTACAAAGCCAACGGTAATTCGATAACCAACAACCGCCCCCACCATGTTTAACTCCAATGATGTGGTCTAATTCGAGATGGTCGGTTTCGTCGCATTCAGAACATTTTTTGCCCGAATAAATTGAAATATAAAAAGCTGGTTTGCCAAAATAGTTATTTATGATTGACAAAACATCTGACGCAAACGCTTGGCAATTATGTGATGCAAATTTTCTATTGTTGGTGTCGTTCGCATACATTTCTGGCTTCTTATCACAACCACAGGCGCATTTGCCAGGTATTTTAGGAAATAACAAGTCCATTGAAATCCCAGCGTGACGCTTCGATGTAATGAGTTTATCGCCAAGTCGTTCGTATAATTCGGTTGGGTCAAAATACAATACCCTCTCGATCACGGCGATTTTATCTGGGCGTTGTAAAAAATATTCGCTCCATTCGATTTGCTTTTTTGGTAATGGACTTCTCATAACTATTTCAGCTTTCTTTTTTCAACCAACATTTTCTCCCATTTGCAAAACTCGAAATACTCGATTTGGCTAAGCGATTCGGCAATAATGTTTTTCACTATTGCGATGGCTTCGATTTCGATTTTCTTCTGTGCCATTTGGTTAAATGGTTTTCACCCTCCTTCTCAAGTGTGCGACAACGAACCGCTACAGTAAGAAGTCAACAGACCCGATTGGGAGAGTGAATATTTTAGTAAGAATTATTTGCTGGGAACATAGCGGTTCGTTATTTATTTTTCAAATGTAGTTCTTTTTCCGACACCTACAAATGTTTTATTGGAAAAGTTCGCATGGGCTATTTTCCATTAAAACGGCTCACATGCTTCATTGCACAGTCTTATTTGCTTAGGGTTATTATTGTTTAATAATGCCTGAGTATACACCTCCATTGCATTGTCATCTCCAAACGCCTTTTCGTAAAATATTTTTGCCTTATCTCTGATTTGTTTAATGCTTGTTTTGCCTCGATAAAATCTATATGGCGCATTTTTTGTTTTTCGTGAAGGGGGCGTAAAGTTTTCGTATTTCAATTCCATATCATCCCACCAATAGTCTTCTGTTTTATGATTGAGTTCATTGCCACAAATCGCTATTAATTTGTTTTCGTTTTTCTTGTGGCATTTGTCACAGTTGCCTTCATGTTCCTCGAGTTGTAAATTAAACCTTTGGAAAGACCACCAACCGTTTACCTGTGTTTTTGTTGTAGGCTTTTCTCCAATAAAATAAAAAACATATTTCTTTTTTTTAGCCGATAACTTCTGTTTATCTGTTTTCCAACGCAACGGCTCATCAATTCTATATCCGATCCACGATTCGTAGGTTTTGTTTTTCCATCCACGTGAACGGCAGAATTTCGTTATGGGAACAGTCTTTAATTCTCTCGTACAATGCTTGTATGACTTATTCGGAATGCCATACCTCTGAATCATTTGCTCAAAAACTTCTCCGTGTTGTTTTGCCGTTTCAAAATCAACGATTTTAAATTTTGTACCCACACCTTTTTTATTTGAAAATACCGCCTCAATCCAAACTGTATGAAATCCAAAATTTTCATCACAAGCGCGGACAAAATCCAATGTCTCTTGTTTTTCCCTGCTTGTATTTGTAAACACAACAAGCAATTCTATTTCATTTCCATTTTCGTCGAATCCAATAAAACACTTTTTTAACTCATTCCAAACAGCCTTGAATTTTCTCAACACGCACCACGTCATGTATGCGCTTGTTTTGCCTCCTGAAAATGAAAGTAGCTTTCTTATTTTGTGCAGACCAACGGATTTTCTCTTCTTCATTTCATTTCGGGATAAGTTTCAATGAAGTCTTCCTTTTTATTTATTATTGGAAATCCGCTGTCAACTGAAAATAAAATATAATCGATTTTGTTATGTCGAAATGCCTTAATCACCTTTATTTTCAAGACTCCATGCGATGTTTTTCTTTTTCTTGTGTTTTTCATATTTCAAAATTTATTCCCCGAACTTTTTCGGAGGGGTGGTGGTTAGAATGGATCTTCGTCGGATTCCTTTTTTGTTTTGGTAAAATCGGTGTTGGGTTTTATTCCTGCGCTTGGAATGTATGGTTGTTCGTTTATGTCGGAAAATCTAGTGTGTGATGGATTCCATCTCATTTTTATTGTATCAAGTGCGCCATCCCTGTTTTTTGCAATGTCCAATTCAGCATAACCAACCGTTGACATTCCTTCTATTTCTGAAATTCCGTAATACTCGGGGCGAAATAAAAATCCAACAATATCTGCATCCTGTTCTATCGCTCCCGATTCCCTTAGGTCAGATAACATCGGACGCTTGTCTGTCCTCTCTTCCAGTTTTCTTGAAAGCTGGGCGAATAAAACAAAGGGTAGTTTTTCCTCCTTTGCTATTTTTTTTGCCCCCTTCGAAACACTCGCAACTTCTTGTTCCCTGTTTCCGTTTTTTGTTTGGTCGCCAACAAACAATTGTAGGTAATCTGCCATGACCAATCTTTTTTTAAGATCAGGTCTTGTTTCCCTCATTCTTTTATTCCATGATCTAACGCCAGAGTGCATCTCTTGAATTGTAATTGTACTTTCGTCGTCTATCTCTATTCCTAAATCAAAAAGAATTGCCCTTGCTTCATTTAGTTGCACCTCTTGTGATTTATCAAGTGATCCACGCTTGTATCTTTCTGAATCAATTTCGGATAAAATTAAAATAAATCTTTGGAGTAATTTTATTGCTGACGTTTCCAATGAATTTATTTTTACAGCAACGCCCCTTAGTGCGGCGTTCAATGCAATGCAAAGCATAAGGGCTGTTTTTCCCATAGAAGGTCTTGCACCAACCACAATCAAATCGGTGTCTTGAAATCCACCCGTAAGATTATCCAAATCAAAAAAGCCACTTGGAACGCCAGACACATCTTTTCCATTTATGGAACTTGCCCTTGATTCATAAAGTTTTATTTCTTCTGCGATTAATTCTTGAAATGTTTTAACCTTTTTTCCTGAAAGTGTAGAATCTATTATTTTTGAAAGATCGGTAAAATGATTGTTTGACAATTCAAACACGTCGTTGTATGGCGCATAAGCTGTGTTTATTGTTTGTGAACATAATCTTATTATTTCACGCAAAATAAATTTCTGTGATATGATTCGTGAATTATGTTCGATATTGTAAGGCGTGGCGTGGCGGTCTGTTAGTCTTGAAATGTAATATAATCCCCCAACCAAATCTTGCTCATTTTTTTCTTTCAATAAATAATAAACAGAATCAATTCCTACTGGCTTGTTTTTTTTATGAAGTTCAATTATTGCATTCCAAATAATGTTATGCGCTTCTTTGTACATTGAATTTTGTGGAAGTATCGGTATGGCAATATTACAACAGGCTGGATAAAGCATGCAACCACCCAATACCCGTTCTTCGAGATCAACCGCTTGGGGAGGTAATTTTCCTATGTCGAATTGCTGATTCATTAACCTCGTTTAATTGGTGGTGTATAAATTGATTTTGTTTCTTGCTTGTGTTGTGGCATTTTATTTTCTTCTTTAAACCAAACGCCCTGCATTTTTTGTTTCCAGTTTAAAACATTTTTCCCCCTCGAATCTTTCCATCCCGCAGTTTGGTAATAATGCCAAGCCTTTTTTCCCGATTCTGCCATAAATCCATTTTCAGAAAAATAATTCTCAACTTCGACGCAAGTCGGTGGAGCGAAAGCGACTTTTTTCTTTATTACCTTCTCATTTACATTAACAGTATCATTAACAGTAACACTTACAGTTGATTTTGTTGGCGTTTGTTCAACACTTTCAACACTTGTTAACACTTGTTGTTTTTGTTGACTTTTACTTTCAGCACTTTTTTGTCCCGCAAAACTTCGCTTCTCTCTGATTTCAACCCATTTAACTAAATCCCTTTTCAATTGCGATTTGATCGGAGCGAATGCAGTTTTTAAAAGAACGTCTTCGGTAGTAGGGTTTTTATCATTCACGTAATCAACTATCATTTGGAAAAGATCGCCCTTAATTTCTCTTGGAAGATTTTCTAAAATGGTTTCAATATCAGCGTAAAGAATAAAAGATTTTTTATTCGGAGCCATACAAAAAAGGTCACACGTCAGGGGATGCACCCGAACCAGCTATGATAACGAGTACACCACACCTTCCGTGTGATTTATTTTAAATAAGAATTATTGTAGTGAATCATAGCTGGTAATAATAATTGCAATAATACAATTTAGTTAATCGAGAGGCAAAAAAAGTTTTAAACAAATTAACCATAATCAGAAAAACTATTTCGGGGTTTGTTGTTTAAAAAGATTCGGCGGGTTTATTTCTCCATGAGTTTTTACAATTCTGCATTCTCATTCCAGACAAGTAATAAGAAGCGCAAGTTAGTTCTTGCATTGTTTTCCAAAAACTATTATTTGGAACTATAAAATATTTTTGACGTTTCATTTTTTTCTGTTCCTCAAAAGGAGTTGATTCCCAAATTAAACATCTTTCATATTCACGTTCAAGTTCTTTCCAACAATCGATGAATGGCATCCATCCTTTGTGTTTTTCAGAAACCATTCCAATTAAAGGACGTAATTCAGGCAACTTTTTTAGCATCCGAATACATCTTCCAACATCCGAAAGATCAGATGGTGTGCCATAATTTTTCACGGGAATTCCTGTAATTGCGGAAAACATTGTTTCGGACGAAACTCCAGTATCACCACTGGCAAGCCATTCGCACCATGATTTTTTAATTTCCATGTGTTAGTTAAATATTATTTGCCCCCATCAAAAGTATATGCTAACGAACCTGTACGAACGATAACATCACACCTTATCAGGGAGCAAATGAGTTAATAAGAATATTTATTTTGGAACATACAGGTTCGTTAATTGTAATTAGACTATGCAAACATAACCATTCTTTTCGGAAAATGCAAATGGGGTTGTCTATTTCTCGGCGTTTTGTTTTTCGGGGATTAGCGGACAAAAGAAACAAATTCAGTTCCTCTATTGCAGAATGATTTTACCATAGAGCAAACCAAACCAAAAGACATTCCTGAATGACCTTGTTTTTCAATTATAGTTTTTGCTTCATCAAGTGTGCATCCGTTGTTTAACTCAATTATTATATCAAGGCAACACTTTAATTCCATTCCTTCATATAAATCGCCAAGTCTTATTGGCACACACTTAGCCCAATAGTCACGATACTTTTCATCTAAAATAACGTTGCCTTTTTCAATCAATTCTTTTGTTAATTGTGGAATGGCTTCTTTGTGTTTTCTTTTTTCTGCTTCTCGCTCCTCGCTTCGTTTTCTTTGTTCTTCGTCAAATTCTGCTTTTGTTTTGCCTGTAATCTTTTTATAGGCAGAATTCAAGTCGTCAATGTCGGAGTATAAATTTTGTCCATTAAATTCTCCATAAACCAACTCGCCTCGTTCTTTGTGTTGGTTTAATTCTTTAATGGCAGAATCAATATTGCCGAATCCAAATTCAATTTTTCTGTGAGTAGTTTTCATGGTTTTTTATTTGGTTGAAATTATTTGTTTGGTTAAAATAGTTCTGATTTGTATTCGAGTACAATTTTTACTTTTTCCTCCTCCTCGACTTTCGGAATCTTCCAACCGTTTTCATTCCGAACAAATCGAGCAAGTCGTGTGATAACGCCAGCTTCGGTAATTTCGCCCTCTTTGTAGATGTTGAAAAAATTTGCGAATGTTCCATTGTATTCGGGATGATAATTTAATTCCTGTTCCCAAACCATAACTTGCAAAGCCCTATCGTCGTTACGCAAATGAGCGAAGTCGGTCATTAGTTGCCGTATCAACTCCTTCTTTGAAACAATTAATTCAGAAGCCGTTTTTCTAGGTGCGGTTTCTTCTGGTTCCATTTCCTTAAATTTAAGCCGTTCGGCGGTTAGAGGGTTATTAGATTTAATTTTCCCATTTTGCTTTTAACAAGTTGGTCGTATTTGTCGAGCCAGTCACGACACATCAAAACCCTCTGATTTATTTGGTGTTCGATTTCACGAAGTTCTTCATTAGTAAAATTCACCTCGTATGCAATCCAACGTTCGTTATCGGGAAGTTCGGAATAAATCACCTCCTCTCCAAAATTAATTGATTCGTCGGTGTCCATTAGTCCGTAGAACAAAATGAATTTGTTTTTCTTGAATAAAATGCAATATCCGACTCCTTGCCATTTATACCCTTCGTCCATTGCCATTACGTTCGCTTGTAATGTTTGTTTGTCCCAAGAAGATTTTACGTCAACGATACAATCGGGCAAATTCACATCACACGAGCCAGTAATAAAATCCGTTTCCTTTTGTTCGATATTTTTTTCTGCAACTCCAAAATCCAAAACGTTTGCCATGAATTCAATACACTCATATTCACACATTACGCCCTTGTCGATGTATTTGTTATGGAGCGAACGATTCTCATTGGCATACCACTCTTTCAAATAGGTCGTGCAAGTTTCGGGCAATTGGGGATTAATCAATTTATCTTTCAGCTCCGCAAATTCTTTTTTCATATTGTCCGTAAGAGGTTTCGCCAACGGATCCGTATTTCTCAATTGCAATTCGTCGAAACGTTTTTTTTGTATTTCGGTCAATCCGATTTCGCCCATTATTTTGCTAATGGCAGAGCAACTGATTTTAAATATTCTTTTCATAATTTAATTACAGTTAGTTTTTTCAATTCAAAGAAACAATCTTTCAGCGCAATTACATCGTTCATTGCATCGTGCGCCCCTTCAAATGATTTGGCAAATAGTTTGTTGTGCAATTCTGTTAGTGTTGGCCATTTAAAACCATAACGCCCCTCCAATTGACAAAAATCAGTTGACAGTTCTTTAGTGCAAAGTTTTTTTGGTTTGTTTTCACAAAACATATTTTCCATGTGAAATTCGCACCCAACTATTTTACTATCAAAACTCATATTATGGGCAATCAAATAATCACAAGCGTTTATTGAATTTCTTAAATCACAAAGAGCGTCTTGTATTCCAACACCTTCGGCCATTGATTTTTCTTGTGAGTAACCGTTGTCAACCCAAAATTTTTCAGTCGGCATTTCCCATCCGTCGGGTTTAATCAGTTTGCAGAATCTTGAAATTTCATTTCCGTTTTCATCACAAAGCATAAATGCCAATTGAATTATTCGTGGCCAGTTTTCCGTATCGGTTATTGGCGCATTGTAATTTTTTGGAAGCCCCGTTGTTTCGGTATCGAAAAATAAATACATAATCAGGAAATTAAGGCGTGAAGAACTTCGTTTGTCAGCGAATAGGTTTCTTTTATTTTCGCCAATACTGAATTATCGGCACGATACCTTTCCTGACACGCCTCGAATTTTTTCGTTCCAATTTCTAAAATCGGTTTTGGTTTGGCGATTTTTTCGGAAACAATTCGCAACGCCTCGACGATTTCACCGAATGCCTTTACTTTTCGCACAACCAATTTAAACGATTTGCCTTTCCAATCTTCGATGTATGGGGTTTCAAAAATCTTTTCCAAAACTTTCCCATTGCCCGAATTTAGAATGAATGGTTTCGAATTTTCCAATTCCACCACCGTACAATCGCTTGTTTTCTCACTCTTGACTGAAACCACCAAAACGTTTTTAATCGTTACTATTCGTTCCTCATTCGGTTGGAAGTCATACGAGCCGAGATAGTCGGGATTCCGTAATTTTTTCCAGTGAATTTTTTGCGGTGGTGTGTTTGTCGTTTCCATATTTGTCATTTTTTGTTGCTTGGGTTTATAAATTGATTAGTTAAAGATTGGTTTCAAATAAATGACCAACAAAAGAACCATTTTCAAGTTGAAATGTTCCTATGTAATTCATTGGCAATTCATCATCAACTTCAATCGTGTGTCCAGTTCCAAAAATTGCAAAATTTCGGTGAACTGTCCTTAAACTCGGGTCAACCAAAACCCATATACACGGCTGTTCGTTTTGTGATTGCACAGAAAGAATTTCTGCACTATGCGGTATTTCAATTGTAATAGATTTTCCAACCGCCAATGGAAATTTCCATATTGATAATTTTTTCATCTTATTTCATTTTTACGGTGAGAATTAAAAAGTAAATTAAATACGGGGACTCCAAACAAGTTGATAAGACTTGCTGTTCGGTCATCACCCAAGCCCCCATTTTTTAAATATCATAAAGAACGATGATGTGCTAACTATTTCTTCCAGTTGTCAGGATAAATAGTTGATTGTACCCTCGGTTGTTTCTTGGTTTCGTGTTCCAAAACTTTTTTCTGAATAACCTTTCTTTCCTTCTCGTACGGATCGACGGGTTTTTTCCTTATCCAGTTGCAGAGGGTGGAGATCATTTTCTGTTCGTGTTTTTAATTATATCCAAATGAAGCGTATCGTCTGAAATAGAAGTATCTTGAAACACCTCCAAATTAAAATCAAAATAATCAAAAATGTGTTTTTTGTCAATTGGCAAATAATCCGTTCTTTGGTTTTTTCCATAACGAACCCATACGTCTTTTTTTCTCCACGCCTTTTTTAGTTCTTTTTCTGAACGATAGATTAATTTCTTTTTCATATTTCAATTGATTTTACGGTTACGGATTAGTTGTTTTCTTCGAGTGAAATTAATAGCCTGTTGAATTCGGATTGTTCGGGCGAAACAAAATCATTTGATTCGGTAAACAATCTTTCAGATTCACGGAGCTTGATTCTGATCGCGCCGTTTTCAAAAGTTGCAGTTTCGATTTCCTTGTCCAGTATTCCTAGAATCTGATTCGTGTTGGCGTGGAGTTGTGGTTTCATTTTTATGGCTGATCGAATTCGTGAGAATTTTTTGACATTAAATCTGTGATTTGATTTCTACTAGAATCAATTGCAGACGAAGCGATAGAAAAAAGAGTGCCCTTAAAAACTTTTTTTTCTAATTCACTGCAATTTTCCAATCCCAAACTAAGTGCAAGTTGGTATGATGCTTCAATTTTAGTTTTAACGTAGTCCATTTTCTTTTTTATAACTTAAACATTTTAGTTTCTGCGATCAGCTCGATTTTCATTGGGTTGGGGTTAACGAATTGCTTCGTGTCTTGTTTCCGAAATAAATTTTCCTTTCCCGACTTGTGTTTTGTAAACAACCATTTCGGTTTTACAATTTGCTTTATTGCGTTGTACTGTTTTCATTTGTTGCTTTCCATCTATTTCAACTGGAAAAGTTACAGAAGAAGACATTTTTCTTTTTGCTGATTTTGAAATCACGATTCGTTCCATTTTATTTATTTTTAATTGTTAGTTTTAAGTTTCGTTTGGTAAAAATCCTTTTTAATCTGTGTCACATTTGCAGCATGGATATTCGATGTTAATATCTTCTCCGCAAACATCACAAC